CTTTGTGGGTTACGACGCTTGAAACCACGGGAGGTGGGGGCGGCGGTGGAGGCGAGGAAATCACAGCGCCGACCGCTCCCGCCGCGCCGCTGGTCACAAAGAACTGCGCCGGTTCAACGCTGGTTGTCTCCAATCCAGCATGGGACACCAACGAAGCACATCCGACGAGTACGCTCGAAATCGAGCGCAGTGACGATGGTGGCGCGACATGGACGCCGGTTCATACATTCACCGTCGCAGGCGGCACCTGGGTAGATGCGAGCGCCCTGAAATATATCGCCTACGAATACCGGGCGCGCGGGGTAAACAGCGAGGGAGAGAGCGCGTGGAGCGCCATCACAACCATCACGCTGCAAAGTGCGACGTTGGCCATCGTGATCCTCGCGCCGGTCAATGCGGCCACGCTGGCCGGTGAGCAGCTTCTGCGCTTCTCTCTGGCCGATGCCGGTGCACCAGGCGTCCTGACACCTGACATCGAGGTGAGCATCAACGGCAAACCCTACAACGTCGCGCCCACGATCGAAACACCGAACGCCTGTATCGCTGACAACATCGAAGCCTTCAATACGATCTACGTGCTCCCGTTCGACACGCGCGACTGGAACAATGGCGCGAAGTCGATTCGCGTGGAAGCCAAAGGCACCGACGGTTGCCGCGCGAAAGCGGATCGCGCCGTCACGTTCAACAACACGCTGAAGACGCAGATTTTCTTCCGTGATTTTCTGGCCAGTGCGGCGATGACTGGCCACGTCATCGGTTCGGCCTCGATCGGTGTCGAGCTGCGCGCGCGAGCTGCGGGCCTGACACTGCTCGAAGCGAATGCGCGCCGGCGTTATTTCATGGAGACAGGCACACGCAATGGTACAGCGCTCGACGACGATTTCACCGATGAGGCGTGGAATGCGCATTCGCCGGTCGTGTGGACGCGTGGGGCGGGGTGGGACGAAGAAGGCACACGCCTCGCGCGCCTTCAACTCTTTGCCCGCGTCTTCTATGCTTCGCCGCTTTCGGCCCATGTGCGCACGCGCGAAAAGTGGACGCCGGAATTCGACCTGTCGCTGTGGGAAACGGCTGGTTTGCCGGTTGTAAAGGTACGGTCGATTGCGACCGGAAAACATCTGGTTTTCGTGCGCAACAACGTGGACGCAAAGGTGTTTCGCTACACCGAAGACGGTCTGGCCGAAATCGTTCTCTCGCCGACGTGCCCTGATGCGCGCGATGCGATTGAAAGCGGCGGCAAAATCTACATTGTGCGCGCGACCGGCGCTGTGCGCTGTTACGACGCCGATTCCGGTGAAGCGACCTTTAGGGACGTGTCTCCCGCAGGGGAAACGCGCGTTGCGAAGTTCATTGAGGTTGTCGGCGGTAAAGTTCTCTTGCTTTGCACCGATGTCAACTCCACGCGCTGCTATGACCTGTCGTTCGCTGCACCGAAGCTGCTGTGGACGTTGGCGGCGGTCGCTACATTCGCCGTCAGCAACGACGGCAAACTGTGGCTCGCGGCAGGCGCCGCGCTTTACGGCAGCGATGCTGGCACCGCTGCTCCCACGTTGGTCAAAGCCTTCGCATCAAACGTCGTGTCCTTCTGGCGCCCTGACTGCGGCCTTGCTGATGGCACCGTGATGCGACACGACGGCGTGGGTGCGGGCGGCAATGGCTGGAGTCAGGTGGCCGATATCGGCGCTTTCGCCCACGTCGCTCGATGGACTGGCGGCATTCCCGGCGAAAGCATTGAGGACGATGCACGCGGTGTTGCTGGCGGCCTTGACACATGGCTCACCGGCGAAATGCAGAACGGCTCATGGCTCGACGAACGTGAGCTAATGGTTCCCGCTGAAGTTGAAGCGGAAGTCACGAAAACAACCGCGCTCGATGTCTTCTCGGTCGAGACGGGAGCGGCCTCGGAAACCCAGCCCGCGCAGCGTGATGAGCGACTGCTGATCGGCACCGACGCGGGACTCTTCGTTTACACACGCAGCGTGATTACCGAGGCGCAGGGCGCCGTCCGGCTCTCCCACGACACATTGCAGCGAATCACGCCTTATCCACAACCCGCGCCAGTCGCATAGGAATAGCGCTGGCCTTCTTATTTATTTAGCCCTACCGACCATCATGAAAATCAAACTTCCTACGACGTATGCAGTTTTGTCGTTTCTTTCAATTTGCGCAGCGGCGTGGGAAGGGTACACCCTCGTAAATCGCAAGCGCGGCGATACCTTCAGCGCAACGACACACAAGCTCGGAGAGGAACAGCCATTCATACCACTGGCTTGCGGGATGTTAAGCAAGCACCTCTGGGGCAAGAATCCAAGAACGCGCGCGGCCTTTGAAATGGGCTACGTCGCAGGTGAGTTTTGGCCTTTGATCGACAAGGAAGAGGCTAGCGAACTGATTACAGGAGAAAAAGAATGATTACGAACTATCCAGCACTTTACACCGAACTCTCGAAGCCCGAATATGCGGGTTTGTCCTCGGAAGCAGCGTTACTCTTGCTTCTCGATGCCCGCTTCCCGAATCCAGAACCGGCGCAAGAAGTCGCGCGCCCGATTCGCAAGAATGAGGTTCTGGGACTGCTTGCTCCAGCCTCGATGGTGGCGCTGTTGTCCTATACGAACCTTGCGCTGGTGTTTGAGTCCTTCGATAAAGGCGACCGGCCTTCGTGCGTCGCGTGGGCTTATGCGCTGCGAGCCGCGAATGTGCTGACAACTGATGCTGACGTGGCTGCCGTTGTCGGTTACGTTGGCAGCACTGTTCCTGATCCCGTTTACAAACCGCTGCTGACATGGCCCGAACTCACCGGCGAAAGCAGCCTCGCCGAACTCGATATTGCAGTTGCTCGATTGCAGCCGAAGGCCGAAGCTGTGATGCAGCAGCGAACCGCGTTGCTTTCACAATTATCCGCGCTCGATTTCCTCTCGATGCAGTTGAGTCAGGGTGTCGATGTGGAGTTACCCGAATGAATGTTTTAGCGCGGCAGATCAGCGCACTGGGGCGCGCGTTCGGCATCGGCTCACGGAGTTACCGCGACTTGATTCTGTCGCATAGCCCTGTCGCGTATTGGCGCTTAGGCGAGACAAGTGGCACGGTCGGCGCTGATGAGACGGGCACTCACAACGGCACCTTTCAGGGCGCTGTCACGTTAGGGCAAACGGGTGCGATTACTGGTGATAGTGACACCGGAGTCCTGTTGGCGGGCGGCGTAACGTCCTTTCCTCTGAATGGCGTGCCAAATGGCTTGCCAATTGGCAATGCCGCCCGCACGATTGAATTGTGGTTCAAAACATCAAGCGTGGCTGGCGCACAGGTGTTAATGGGCTACGGCGCCGCTGGAGTTGACAAAGGATTTGGATTATTTTTAGTCGGTGGCCAAGTCTATATTTGGTTCTACCAACACGATACAAATACAAACTTTACCTACCCTCTGAATGAGTGGGTTCACATTGCTCTCACTTGGGACGGCTCCCGCGCCCGATTTTACGCCAACGGCGTCAATGTGTTTTCTCAGAATTTTTCCGCGATAGACACCATCCCCACTGATGGCGCACTTGGTGGCGACCGCCTCTCGTTCGGTGGTGATGATTACGGAAACACACTTTTCGGCAGCATAGACGAAGCCGCTATCTACAACCGCGTCCTTTCCCACGACGAAGTTTTTGCGCATTACATCAAGGGTGTCGCGGACGGAAAACTTTCGTACATTCTGCGCGATGATTTCACGACGGCGCAGGCGACACCGCTGCCCGAAACGCGCGCGTGTGAGCCGACCGGCTCTTTAACGGTGTATGACCCCGACAACCGCGTGAGTATTAGCGGCGGGAAACTTGTGCTTATTGGCAATCAGGACGTTTCAAAGCCAATAGTTCGCACGACGAATCGTTTCGCGCGTGCTATTGGTCGAACCGTCGTTTTTCATGAGAGCGCGACGATTAACGCAGAAATGCTTGTATCTCACGATATCGACTGGGATCAGGGATACGAAGTCAGGCGCAATCAAGACCGAATCCGCTACTACTCGGGCGGTTTAGACAGCTTCCAAAACCAAGTTGGTTTAAGTGCCTATTCACGGTTTGCCTTCGTTCTACAAAACACCGGCGCTACTTTTCTCGGATGGAACGGCACTACATGGGTTTATATTTGGAGAGAACCGCGCGGCGGTGATACACCTCTACACGCTGGCGTCATCTGCCATGACGGAACGCAGACGCTGGACGCTTTAAGCATCCTCGACCTTGCTCCCATCGACTCGCGCTTTGCATCTGACTATGGCCTCGCAACCTCACGGATTGAAGCACCGGCAGAGGGTGCGTCTTTTACGCACGAGGCAGATTTCGTGATGGAGTGGACGCAGACAGCCCTCCCCACAGCTTTCGGATATCAAATAAATATCCATTTTCGGAAGCAGGATTCGAGTAATTATTGGTGGCTATTTATTACTTATGATGGTGTCATTTATCTGTGCGAGGTTGTTGCGGGAAATGTCACAGTTCGTGGGACGTATGGCGCTGGAACTGCAATTCAGGGAAGGCGATTTGTTATCGTCGTAGAAGGTAAAAACATCCGTATCTACGCTCATCACGAATTGTTGCTGTGGTATAGCGAGGCGACGAATTTTCAAACTTCTACAAGCGGTCAAGTCGCATCACTTGGCAACGATGGCGTAATTTCCAACCTTGTCACATACCCCCGAAACATTACGGTGCCAGCGCTTACCTACGAAGAGCCGCGCCGATATGGAGCGCAGCTAAGCCCGACAACTGGCAGTCTTGAATCATCTTCGACTGCCGATTTCTCCGCTCTGGTCACGCCTGCTGCCGACTTTATGTACTCGACGTGGTTGAACATTGATGGAAGTGTTGGGCCGTACTCGCCTTTCTTTTCGGTGCATTATTTTTCCGGTCGGACTTTCGTAAATGGTGGTATGTGGTTTCTTCACTATTTACAAACTGGTGCGGAAAACAATCTGTATGCTTCGCAGGGATATATGCCGCTGCCCGCTGATTACTGCCGTGACAAATGGGCATTTATCGTTGCAGGGCGCAAGGACGGACGCCCTGTTTTCAGTCTGAACGGTTCGGAGTTTTACACTTACCCTGTATTCGACCTAACGACGGCGGGCCACGTCGGCGCCGGGCCAAGAGTTCATAATTTTCATCCGTGGTCGGTTTCCCGTATGTCGTTTCATTCGGTCACGCCAACAGCCGAAGCCGTTGCTGAACTCTACAACGGCGGCAGGGGACAGACCTACGAAACACTGAGCGCGGGCTTAAAAACGGGCTTAAAGGCTTTCTGGAATTTTGAGGAAGCGACCGGGACTCGGTTCGACAGCCACGGCGAAAATCATTTATTGGAGATAGGCGGCGCAGTCGGTCGTGTCGCATTCCCAGAGGTTTAATATGCTCTCTTTATACGGACACTTCACGGCCTCTAAAGCAGGCATCTCGACACTGGACGATGTGAAAATAGATATCGACCGAGTGAACAAGGCGACTGGAGAAGTTGTCGCTTTCGTGAGCAACGCGGTAGTCACGTCCCCAGGTTCGCTCTCACCGCTCCGCAACGGGCTGTACCGATACGCAATCGCAAACCCTGACGTTCGTGCCTATGACTATCTGGGCACATTCAAAACAGCCAGCGCGAGTGTCGATTTGAAACACGTTCCAAGTTTGCGTCAGGAATATGTCGATTCGCTGACCGTTACGAATGGCAACGTGAGTGTTGGCACCAACAATGACAAAACGGGCTACGCTCTGGCGACGCCACCCGCGACGCCGGACGATGTTGCTGAGGCAGCAACGGTCATCGTCGGCGCGGTCGAGACGCGGGCCGCGCCTAGCGATGTGCAGGAAATCGTTGATGGTATCGAATTCCCCGCGCTTGATCTGGGCGCTCGCGGCGAGAAGATCGACAACATCCTCGCCAAGCTGCAAGCGGCTGCGCCCGGTAATGCGCCTGTCCTCGCGGTCCCCAATTCCGGGACTCCTGGCATGGTCAATCTTGCGGTTTCACTCAGGCATGGCAAAGTGCCAGTCAGGAACGCACTTGTCACGGTATCGATGGTGGAAGAAGGCTTAGTGGCTGTTGATGGAGCCTACGAGGTCGAGAAATCCTACACGGGCATGACAAAAGATCACACGATCGACGGCGTTGTGCACAAGGGGCTGGCGCTTATCGAAGTGTTTTCCTCGGTCAAGTTGAAGAATGCCGGCTACGAAGGCTTGTACACGGTCGGCGCCATCGGGGTGGAGCGCAATGTCTGGGTTCCCGAGGGCGGCGGCGCTTTGACCCTATTGGGCGAAGTAGATCCCACGCCACCCGCTCCCTAGCAAAAGCGTACGGTCGAATTCGACCGTACGCTTTTGCTTTCCGGCAAGTAGCGGCAAGTTACCGGCAGAAATACCGGCAATTCCGGCAATTATTGCCAAAGAGTGACTCAAAACTGCAGGAGTTGCTCAATCACACCAGCTGCGCGTTTCCCAGCACCCCGGCTTCTGATCGCAGTCGGCGTGTGGGCAGGCGAGGACACACGCAGCTCGATGCGCAGCGTAGTGAACCTTGAACTCTTCAGGATTATGGCTACCATGGCCGTGATCCATGGATTTGCAGAATTCGATAAGCCGATCGATGTCAGCGTTGGCCTGTTCTTGGACATCGCTTTCCGGCTGGCGCGTCTTCAGGGCGACGAGCGCTGTCGCAGTTTGGTCCCACTGCCCGAGAATGATGCGCATGGCCAGTTCCGTGTCGTCGCGCAGCGCACGCGCGGCGGCCTTGGTTTCGACCTTCCCGAAAACGCTGTCTCCCAGCCGGTCGAGGACTTTGAGCGCCTTGCCAACGCGGTGATCCACCAGGCGTGTCGGCTCGACATTCAGCGCAGCGAGCCTTTCCCTGAAGCGCTCCGCTACAGCCGGGCTCATCCCGGACTCACGCGCCGCATCAAGAATGGCATCGACGTTGACGACGACAGTGTTGGAGTGCATAAGAAATTCCATTGAACCAATAACAAAAGCAGGTTCAATAACGCCGGTCCAATAGAATCGGCCCTGCGCTGCTACACTTGGCGAAAATTGGACGGGGCTGCACTGCTACCAACAGCCAGCCCCCGATCAACTCTGTTACGGAGAGCTGACGTGGATAATTTAACCCTGCAGGCAGCCCACGGCCATAGTTTGCTGCCCGATAATCAGCTGGCGCTGCCTGATTTTCCTCATCTGGAGCTGGTGCAGCCGGGCGACTCCGGGAAGCGCACTTACAGCGATTACACCCTGTTACCGACGGATCATCATCCCGTCGCGTTTTATCTGGCCAGTCTGGCCAAAGGCTCTCACCGAACGATGCTCACCGCGCTGGAGCAGATCGCGGCGATCATCACGCAAGGCTCGATGTCGGCGATGCAATTTCCCTGGGGCAACCTGCGCGCGCCGCACGTTATGCGCGTGCGCGGCATCATCGTCGAGCGTTATGCTCCATCGACCGCCAAGCGGATGATAAGCGCGCTTAAAGGAGTGCTGAAAGCCGCTTGGCGTCTCAAGCTAATGCCGAACAAGGCATATTTGCGCGCAATCGATATCCCTCCGGTCCGTGGCCAGAGTGTCATGCGCGGCCGTGCGCTCACCGTGAAAGAGATCGAGGCGCTATTTACTGCTTGTGCACATCTTCCCGAGGTGGAACAGGGCAGGGGAGTCAGCGCAAAGGGAGCTGCTATCCTCGCGCACGCAGCGCGCATCCACAGCGCGCGAGACACCGCGCTTCTGGCAGTGCTGGTGGGTGTTGGCCAGCGAAGGCGCGAAGCCGTTCACCTAATGCTCGATGACTACGACCGGGAAAGTGGCTCCATCACCACGGAGCGGGGCAAAGGAAATGTTTCACGAATTGGTTACGCCGGCGCCGGAGTCCGGGCCGCGCTCGATGCCTGGCTCGAATTGCGCGGAACAGAGCCGGGGCCGCTGTTTCTGCCGCTTACGCGCTCGGGGCGCATTCTCTGGCGCGCGATGAATGACCAGGCCGTGATGGACATCCTCATCAAGCGCGCGCGCGAAGCCGGGCTCTCGGATCGCGTGTCGCCCCACGATCTTCGCCGCACCTTCGCCACCAACCTCCAGATCGAGGGCGTGGACATGGCCACCATCTCCCGGATGATGGGACACAAGAACATTGCGACAACGATGCGCTACGACTTGCGCGATGAGACAGCGAAAAAGAAGGCTGCAGAAACGCTGCGTATTCCTCTCCGAGCAGCTTCCTAACATTATGGCCACCAAGACTTTTTACGAACTTCTCGAAATCTCTCCGTCAGCTTCCCAGGACGAAATCAAGGAAAGCTATCGTTTTCTGACAGCCGCATTTCACCCCGACAAGCATACCGAAGCAAACAGGCAGCGGGCCGAATCGATAATGAAGTCCTTGAACGAAGCCTACTCCGTCCTTTCCGACGCTGATAAGCGGCGCGTGTATGATGCAAGCCAGAAGACTTCCACTCAATCCAGTGATCCATTGTCGAACCTATACCGAACGGATTTTCCTGATTCGAAGGTAGATGCGAATGAAATGCTCGACGTTGAGGGAACGACCCTACAGGTTCGGGGCAGCGTGTATTACGCTGCGTGCCGCCTGGTGCTCAACAACCAGATAGTCGCTGCCACGAAGCACATTTACGACCACGTACCCGGCATACGGCTCGTGGAAGCGAGAGATGTGGTCCATGCCATTCAAGAGGAAATACGGAAGAAGAAACGATGAACCTGGCTCACAAAATCCCGCTATATTTTTTTACAGAAATTTGTGAAATCGAATATAATGCCAGTACCGAATCCAGCAAACAGTTATTGAGGAATTCCGATGCCCGAGATGCAGCCCCTACTTTTTCCTGAAGTCCCCCAGCCCGAAGAGCTGATCGATGCTCTTTACGACGACGCCGAGTTTCGAGAGTGCGCTATCCAGGCCGCGCGCGACGGCGAGGTGGATGGCTACAACGACCTGATCGGCGGATTCCGCCGCAAGAGCCATCGCGGCAGCCGGGCTGAAGAGCAAACGCTGCAGTACCTTGGACAGCGTTTGACGCCGATTGGCTTTGAGTGGGAAGAAGTGACCAACCAGGCACGCTTTCTTTGCGCGGATCGCTTTGGCAACCCGGTGCGTCTCATCCATTGCCGCGGTGAAATGCTTCTTGGAGTCGATGATAAGCCGTTTTTTCGCATCGGCAAAAAAGGGGAGCGTACCGAAGAACTGGTCGATGAAAACCAGAGCCAGTTGGAACTGTTTCAACATCTGGCCACCACGGTCGGAACGCTGCAGGAGCCGATCGAGGATCTCGTTTATAACGTATGGCTGATCGTCGATGCCAACGTTAAAGGCCAGATTTCTATTTACCTGGCTCACGCCACGGAACTGCACAGCAATTGGCGGCAGGGTGGGGCAGACAAGTACAAGATGAATTTGATTTGCCCGCACGTCCGTCTCCTCTGGGCAGGCTCGCTGCTTGAGCAGAAACCGAAGGTCGATGATCGACCGGAAGCTGCACCGACCGAAGAGCAATTCCTGGAAGAACGTTCCGAAGAATCGGCTGCTTAAATGTAGCGGCTTCTCAAAAACGATTGCTCAAAGGCATCGGCTGCGAAACAGCGAGTGCCTGAACACGATTTCTATCCCATGCCAAGAAAGGCGCTATGAGCGTAATTTCTGACCGACAACGCAAAAAGGGTTCTCCGCGCCATTTTTCGCCAACGCGGTTGACTGTGGCGCGTGAGCGGCGCGGCCTGAACAAGAAGACTCTGGCCGATCTTGTGGGCCTGACGCCAGACGCTATCACGAAATTTGAGGCCGATCAGTGCCAACCGCTGCCCGAAACACTGCAGCGCTTTAGTTTTGCGCTGCAGTTTCCGCTCGGCTGGTTCAGCGCCAGCGAGATCGATTTGCTCGACCCGAAGAGTCTGAGCTTCCGCTCCCGGAGGTCGATGACAGCGGAGATCCGGGGCAAGGCAACGCGGGCAGGGGATATCGCCGTCAGTGTCATCACGCCCGAGCTGCACCGGCGCTTCGTTCTGCCCGATCCCGCGGTTCCTGACTTGTCCGACTTCGGACCGGAGCACGCCGCTGAGTTATTGCGCCGCGAGTGGAAGCTGGGAGCCGGTCCCATCGAAAACATGGTTCACCTGCTCGAAGCTAAAGGCGTTCATACCTACTGGATGCGCGAAGAATCTCCGTTGCTTAATGCCTGGTCGATGTGGCACGGAGAGCGGCCCTTCGTGATGCTCAACATCTTCAACAACGCCGGCTGCCGGGCTCGCTTCGACGCCGCGCATGAACTCGCACATCTCGTGCTACACCGCGACTCTGTTGTGGAAGGTTTGCAGATGGAAAACGAGGCGAATCTCTTTGCAGCTGCTTTTCTTCTTCCTGAAGATCAGTTCCGCTATGAATGCCCGAAATACCCGATCCTGCACGCCTTCTATCCACTTAAAGGCCGCTGGGGCGTTTCGATCCAGGCGATGATTATGCGCTGCAAGTCGCTGGGTATCTTCAGCGATTGGGACACGCGCCGCGCGTTTCAGGAAATCACCTCCCGTGGCTGGAAGAAAGCAGAGCCAAAAGAACTGGCGATCAAGCGCGAAGAATCCCGTTTGCAAAAAATGATTGCGACCAGGCTCGAAGCGAAAAACATCAATGCTTCAGGACTGGCCAAAGAGCTTCACATTACTTCTGCCGATTTGCTCGACCAAATGCCGTTTCTCGAACCATACGTTGAGCCGCAGCAAAAAGAAGTGACCAAAAGCGAAGGCAGTGAAGATCATGCAATCCAGCAGACTGAGGAGAAGCGTTCAAAGGCCACCCATTTGCGTCTACTTGCCTGAGAGATGTCTGGTTTAATTGAACGCGAAAAAGAGTACGGTCGAATTCGACTCATCGACGATCGACCGTACTCCCGCAGTTTTTTATTCCCGCAGTTCTGAGTCGATTTTTCTTAAATATCGATGATTGTGTTACATACGATAATACACATTATGTAACAAACAACTGTAATTCTGGCAATAAGTTAGCGATTAAATAAAAAGGGAGCCAGCCCCCTGGGCCGACCCCCTCGCAACTGAGGTGCAAGCATACCACTCCCCGTTTCACAGCAGGGACAATAATTTAGCAAATAGATGGAATGGCTTCGGCTATATCTATAGTTATGACACTAACTTAGCAAGGAGTTGCAATGTCGGATTGGAAAGAACGATTGAACGGATTTATGCAAGAGACGGAACAGGCCAAGGCTGCTAAGCAGGAGAAAGTTGCAGCAGCCGAACGCTCCATAGCCGTATTTGTCGATCGGACCGCTGTTCCCGCTTTGGCAGCCTTCAGGGACGAACTGGAACGACATGGACGCGAATCAGTGGTCTTCGCAGAGCGTGGTCGGCCACGCATCGAGGTCAAGAAAGATGGAAGGCTGGAGTTTGAGGCGAGAATTGAGTGCTATGTGGTCGATACAGACGCTCGGATCAGCCTCAAAGTGAGCCGGGGCAAAAGCCCTGGCTATAACGAGAAAACCACAGACCTTCGGGAGCATAATTCTCAGGGCGGCTCGCTGGAAGAATTCCCCATCGATGACGTGCTCAATGCGCTTCTCGAAGCCTACATCTCGACGGCGCCCAAGCAATAACACCTAAAAGAGTACGGTCGAATCCGACCGTACTCTTTTTATTTCGGTTTCGGGATGACGAAAGGTGCGTTAGCGATTAAATGACTTTGGGCGTGATCCAGCCCGGCTGCTGTCGCACCTCAAGGATTTGCTCGAATGTAGGATCTTCCATATTCCACCCGCGCTCTTCAAAGTAGGCGCGTGTGAACGCGTCGCGTGCTTTGACTACAACAGCGATATCGGGAGTGGACTGAGCAATGAGCGCGTCTCTGATTTGTTCTGTTGTCATCGATATTCCTGTTTCGCCGGTTTTTATTCCAAAATGGCGATTTTTATTCACCTTCTGGCACGACCGTCACGAAAACCTCCAAGTAGTTTCCATTGGGGCCTATGACGACCGCGTACTCAACATTTCGGACTCGATACGATCGCCGGGCGTAAGACGTTGTTGTGACGAAGTGCCTCTCTGGTATCGTCACCGTCTCGCAGATTCGCGGCACGGCGTCTGAATGGACACGAATTAGCGTGTCCCCTAATTCGTTGACGAAATAAATCGAGTTCACTGGCCACTCCCGTCGGTTCGGTTGCGGAGCTGCTTCATCACCCGATCGACGTAGCGATGGGCGAGAAGTGTCCCGCCGCCCTGGATGCCGATGATGCACAGAAAAACGATGATGCCCGCAGCCGCACCGTTCTCGATGACATTTAGCACGCCGGCTAAGACTGCAGAGAACACGGTGCCTATGCCCGCTTGTCTGTATAGTGAGTTCATCGTCCATCCTTTGGTGGAATTGGGCTGAAGAAATTTCCGATCAAAACGAGTGCGGGCCACATCAAAGCAGCAGTAACGAATTGCCACCATCCCCATCCATGCACATAAACGGCATACAGGTTTATGAGGGTGAAGAAACATACCGCGTGAACCTGAACGTCATTGGTTTGAAGCATGGCTCGCAGCTTGTCTCTCATGCAGGTGTCCGCTTCGCAACGACCTTCGTAGGTGTCAGCGTCATTATCGTATCGTCGTCGCGCGTTGGGTCTTGGATCTCGCCGCTTTCGATCCGTTCGGCCAATAACGTTCTCACGATATTTTCTTCGTCGAGCCACAGCTCGACACCGTGGCTGCGCAGCACAGCTTTCACGGCGCCGTAATCCATCCTGGCCACTCTGGCCTTCATATCTACAAATTCACCGTTCGACATTAGATTTCTCCATCGGGCTATAAGGTGTCTTCTGCATTCCCTTTTCTCAGCAACAGCATGATGGCGTGAAGAGAGTGCGCAATGCTTATTTGTGCGGCGGCACAAAGCTGTGGAGAGTTGTGACTATAATTGTCAGAATTTTTTCTGATCCGATGATTTAAGTCTTTCATCGCTTCATCCGCCTTCTCTACAGCTTCCTTTGTTCCGATGTACGGCATCTCAACTCTCCCCTAGTCGCCGCCGGCGACTTTTTCCTCGATGGAAATTCCCAGGAAACTCTCGGGCCCACGCAACGCGCTTTGTGCTGGCCACTGATAGGAGCCGCCAAGTTTCTTCTCGATCTCGCCGATCATGTAATCCCAACCAGGCCGCTCGTGCTTCAATTTCCAGAGTGCGAGAGAAATCACCTGCCGGTCTGATTCGTCGAGAACCACACCAGTGTGAGCAGCATGGCTCCAGGTGGCCGTTGCCAAGTAATCGAATGTCCGTGGAACAACATCGACTTGAACCTCGATGCCGTCGGCGACACCAGATTCCTGCAGCATTGGCATTAAGGCGGCGGCTGCCGCTGCCTCTTGGCCACGGAGGAGCACGTCGGCGATTGAAACGGAAGTGGAGATTGAGGATTTGACATCGATCATGGGTGCCTTCTGTTGTTGATGAATAACATTACTTGGGTACGTACTTGATGTATGTACTTGATTGTTTGCTGTTTTAGAAAAGCCCCTTTTCGTTTTAGAACGATCCTTTTTCGATTCAGAAAAGGGGCTTGCTGAATCGAAAAAGCCCGTTTCGATTTAAATCACATTGAATTCTGCGAAAACAACCATTCTCATAGATTTCGATTACCTCGAAGTACGGTCGAAATCGACCGCACTTTTGCTGCTGCACCAAGATCGTCATAATTGGCTCATGGCTAATTATGGACAGTGCAATAAGTGTGGCGAAAGTAACCCTTATACGGCGGTTATTTGTAAAGGATGCAATTCGCGTCTTCCATGGGCACAAGCAGCTAAAACCGCACAACAGATCGGGAATGCCCCGACGCGCCCGTTGCCCCCAACACAGCCGACCGCTCCCCTTCCATCACAACCTCCAGTTTCTGTCCCGTCAATTTTTGCGTCACGCGCTCATAAATCGGAGGAAAGAACGCCCGTTGTCGTTCAGCAAGGAGGCTGTCTTTCCGGGCTAGGTATGGGTATGGGAGCTGGCGTCGGCTGCTGCTGCCTCGCGCCGATCCTGCTCTTCGTCTCATTCGTCCTTCTTGCAGCTATTGGTGCCCGATGAAAGTACGGTCGAAATCGACCGTACTTTCGGTCTGTGCGTCTATTTAGCAGCCACTTCATTCACCGCACATTTGATGCAAAATGGTGGCATAGTCACCTTGGTCCCCACTTGCTGCACCGACAAGCGGCAATAATTGGTTGAGCAGCCTGAGAAGACTTGGCAGCGTTTTGACCGTCATCGGTGGGAGAGCTGTACCAGCGCCTTTACAAAGAACAAGGTAGTTCGCCCGTCCCACAAGTTCGGGAACCGTGCCGTCTTCCGGTTTGCGTAAGTAAACCTCGATAACCACTCCCATCTGTGAGCCAAACGTAAAGCTAGGCTTCTCTTCGATTCCCTGAAACTCAACAGCTTGCTTCAGGTTTGTCTTCTTTGTTCGGTAGGCAACTGGAACTTTTTCGAAATCGTAATAGAGCATTCGTCTCCTTTTTATTTTGTTAGGCTACGCGTCGTGCTGCACCAGTTTCATTTTCGAGTGCAGCCATTTCTGCAATTCGCTGGTCGATCGCTGCCGGGTCTTCCTCGTAGGCGATAGCACGCATTTCTTCGCGCGTCTTCTTTTCAACGGCTTCGCTGTCTGGATTGCGACGGACACGATCGCGCCAGAAGTCATCTGCAGTCATTCGCGCGAGAGCATCGCATTCGTAAGTCTCGCGCTCATCTTCGCTGAGATTAGCGATATACCAGTCACACGCGGTATCCATACGCTTTTGATCGAGGCTGATTGCAGCATCTCCCAGGCGTGCTGATTCAGTCTTAGGCTGTGCCTGTTTGCGCTGTAAGGCCTGCTGTGCCGCTTTTTCCCGTTCTTCCTCTGGTTGGTTCAGGTAAGCCTCTCGCTGCACGTCCGCGACGATTTCTCGTACCCAGGTGTCTGGAGGCTCTTGTTGGTGCAGTATGCGAGTGATGAGTGCCCCGGCCGGTGTGAGGTTTTTCTCGCTTGGATCACGACGGCGATTGTACTCGTCGCAGTACTCCTGTTTGGATTCTGGCCAGTGGTGCCAGAAAACCAATTGCCATCGCGCGTTCATCGCATACCCTTCGACGATCTGTTTCATTTTTGCCGACTGGCGCCCGATGCCAAGTCGGCCCAGCCGCGCACGGAGCGCCTGGTCAGACAATCCCGCCTCGCTCCAGGTAGCAGCGCGCCGCCGGGCCATTTCTAGTGTGAGAACTTCAGGCGCTAGCTCATAAAGTCGAGTGGCGAGAAATTCTATTGTCGGTGACGTTTCACCTGGATCACTTGTAATTACCGCAGGCAAGGCGCCTTCGTCTTCTTCATATCGAGGTGGGCGCGGTGAACGTGGTTCATGTGACGATTGTGGAAAGGGTGGTAGGGTTGCGCTATCAGGCGTGGATACAGATTCATTAGAATCCACAACAACAGCAAGGGGGGCCTGGTGTTGTTTATGAGAAACTTCGTTTTCTGTACCACTCTTTTGTACAGATGATAATGAGGTCAAATCTACCCCACATACGAGGTCATTTTGACCCTGTATGTCAGGGATGACTGCCCCCACCCCCTGTAAATCTGCCCCCACCTCCGGTTCTCCAGTTCCTTGAAATACCGGGGCGGGGGAAATTTGACCCCGCCCCCGTTCTATGGCCCGCCGCACGTCAGATTTTTCGTAATGTTTGCGCCCTGGAATCCACCCGTCTTCGGTTAATTCTTTGATTTTCTGAGCATGACGTTGCTGATACTCCTCCAGCAATTCCTGCTCGCGCGCATCACCGAGGGCATTGCCAGAAAGGCGTGCTTCCCAGCGCTCGTTTTGCACCTGGTCGAGCGCTTCCTGATAGAGCCCCGTCAATGGATCGAGCACTTCGCTAACGACGTGATACCAATTGACGTTATCGCCCTTTTCAGTGTTAAGGTCTGCCGTCCAGATCACACCTTGCTTCCGGCAGCTCCCCAACTTCTTCTTGTAGGTTTCCCGATGAATGTGCCGCAGCTTTCCTGACCACGGATTGAACATCAAGCCTGGTGGAATTCGGACGTAAAGCCGATCTTCAAATTTTTTAAATTTGAATTCAAGATCTAACAACAGGTCGCGGTAAGGATGGTTGCGCCAATAAACAATCTGCTGAATGATGTCTGCTTCGTCATCACCGAAGACTGCCTTTAGCCCCGGCTGGACTTGCATAAAAGGTTCGTTTAGCACCAGGCTATTTTGAGAATTATTGAACTGCCTTTCCCGTGGATGTGGAATCGGTGTCATGCCGTCCCCTTTGTTCCGATCACTTTGATACTGTTTAAAAAATGGCCGTTCAAGATCCCGTGTAGGGCCACTGAAACTTGGGGTGCCAACAGAATCAGAAGGGATGCCAGAAATGGCCGGCGTGAGGCCCGACCGCCCATGTTGGAAGAGCGATGCGCAAGCAGCAGCAACGACGCGAAGCGACGACGCGAAAGAAAACATGGCCTATGGAATACAGGTTTGCCCTTGTTGAATTGTAAATTTATTGCTGAAATCATATTGAATTCCCTGCTGGATTCGATAAAAAGCCGCGCAACCGCCTTCTCGAAAATTGTGGATGCGTGGCTTTTTATTTTATCGACCAATTTCCCTTTGTACAGACACCCTTTGAAAATGCAAAGTACTTAACAGTTTTAAAGTGCTTTCATCGCTGATGTCCAGCTTTTAATGTGCGACTGCATTTGCAACTTCAGAGCTTCTCGTTCCGTTTCGGTCATGGACTTAGCCGAACTTGTAACGAGACTGCAAACGTAATTTACGTTCGGGTCGATCGCTTTCAGTTGCTTGGCAGCCTTCACGAAAACCTTACTTCCACCCACACCTTTCGTGCCTGACCCGGAAGCCCCCCCCGCACGTTTCTTCTGGCCCTGTGTATCTCCACCGCCCGTGTCGCTCGATGTGCCGCTGGCAGGTGCAGCGGATTCGGATGTTCCCTCCCCGGTCGCCGGCACCAGCGAGAGATGAGTCCCCTGCCCTGCTGCAACGGCTGAACGGTTCGCATCGATCGCGGCCTGGCTGCTGGCAGCCTGCGCGGCCTTCTGAGATTCCTGAGCTACAACATCATCGAGGGTCGGCTGATTTTGCCGCAACTTATCGCGGTAGAACAAAGCGTGCTTCATCGACTCGTTGCCGCTCCAGCCTTCTTGGACGATTTGATGGAAGAACTTTCGTTGTTCATCCGGGTAATCTTTCAGTTCCAGCAGGGCACGCCCGTGCCGTTCGTTCAGGCTCGGGGGATTGCCGGCACCGTCAGACTCCATTTCTTCGCGGATGTATTCGGGCAGTTCGAGCAAATCCACGAGCTGCTTTAGGCGCCGGTAGCTCAGGCCGCCGATACGCTTGGAAACCTCTTGCCATGTCGGTGGTTTTTCTCCGATGTCACGGGCAACTTTCTTCAGCTCGTTGTAAAGCGCTAAAAACGCTCGCGCGCGGTCAAGAATCGGCGGATCGACGCGGTTCTCGTTTTCTTCGAGCGCGAGAATGCGCATTTCCAAATCGGACAATGGCTCGACAAGGGTAAGTAATTTCCCGTGGTAATTCTCTGGATTTTGACGATTGCTACCAGCGTTGCCACCAGCGAGAACCGTGTACTTTCGCCGGTGGCCAAAGGCGCACTGATAACGCCCGGCGAGTTCCGGGTCTTTGGCCACCGCATCCTCGGCGTACGGTCGAACCTTCGCCGGCTCTTGCTGGCCATGCTCATTAAACGAAGCGACCATGCTTTCAATGTCGAACGGATTGTAGTTCGTCCGGTATTGATACGGATTGTCATCAATCCGGGCCACGTCAATCCACACGGCTTCAACTGCAGGAGTTGGCGAAGGTGGGGTTCTAAGGGGAAACAATTTATTGAGCCGCGACTCACGCTCGGCTGCTGGCGTGATGGACTTCACTGCTTTTAATTTCATGCGTCACTCCAACCATTCACCAGTTCACGCGCCAGGGTGCGATACGCGCGCGCCGGATGGATGCGTGGTGCAGTCTGCAGAATCGTGCGTCCTTCGGCGGCGGCTGACTCGATCCCTGAATGTCGTTTGATGGTGACACTGAGAACGCGGTCGCCCAGGCTTTCGCGCAAGCGCTGCTCGATGGTAAACGCGTCTGGGTTGCCGGTATCGAAAAGCGTGAGTAGCAAATGCCAGGAGAGATTTGGGTTTCCGCCTTTGCGCTCGGGATCGCGCGCGAAGTCGAGTGTCTTCATCAATCGCTCCAGGCCGATGAGTGAGGGCGCGGCGGGCATTGTTGGCACCAGCGCGACATCGGCCAGGGAGAGCGCTTTTGCTACATCCGGCCCCAGTGCCGGCGGGCAGTCAATCAGTACAAAGTCTGCCTTGCGGTCGATGGTGCGTTTGAGAGTGCCGGTGGTGGCATCGGCAAAGACGAGGTTCTCGCTGCTCATTTCTTCCGAAAACAAAAGCGTCAGGTCCCGTTGAGGATCGACGCCAATGAGCTGCACTCGCTTACCCAGTTCCACCAGCGCGGAGCCAAGAGTGACGGTTGTAGTGGTTTTCCCTACTCCACCCTTTTCGTTGAGGACAGCGACAATCATGCGCTCACCTCGTCGAGCGATATCCCAGCGCGTTTGGCGAGTTGCTCGAAATTCGCACGCGTCGCGTGTGTGCGTGGCATCCGCGCCTGCGCTTCACATTTTGTGACCGTAGAAAGCGAGCTGCAAAGCTGGCGCGCGAATTCCTCCTGCGTCAAGCCTAAAGCGGTGCGAACTTCTTTCATGAAATTTCGAGGCGAATCTACAGACTTTTTCATGACCGCAATTATACATGGCGCCCGAAATAAATACTAGTAAAAAAACTTGTCTGGTTACTTGAATGACCCTAACGAAAGTAGTAAGATTACTACTAGAGCAAAAGAGAAGAGTCGCCCCGACCCTGCAAAAGTAGGACGACTCTTCAATCCCCAAAGCCTCTAAAGGAATTTGGTTATGCAGCATCTTACCATTGTGATTCGAGCCAATGAAGCGCTACTGGAGCGCATCTTGGACGGGCGTGCAGAAAGCGCCCTGACTTACGACGACGCGCGAACCGTAGCCGCTACCTATGCCGCGGTCGATGCGCTGACCGGCGAAAAGGTCAGCTCTTCCAGCCGGGCTTACAAGGTTGACTATCGACAATGCTGGAATCGCCTGCGTGCCGCTCAAACGCTCGATGTGCGCCGCCGGTGGGACGATGAGGAAATGCGCCGCACGCACGAGTTCGTCGCCACAGCACCCGCCCGTAAGCTCACCTATGCACAGCAGCTCGAAGCGCAGTACGGCAAAGCCCCGCTTCAACGCCATCGCCGGCGCAACGCCGGATACAGCCGACCACGCCACGCTTGTTGTTAGTAACCATCACAATTAAGAGTACGGTCGAACTCGGCCGCGCTCTGGAGATTCTATGAAAGCAGAACGTATCCAGGTCATCGTCAAACAACCGCTGGAAGCGCCCGAGCTGCGCGAAATCGATAACACGCTCGAAGCCATGCGCGAAATCGTTGGGGGTTCGATCGAGATCGTCCGCTTCGATCCGCTGGGCCGCGTCGAACTGGTTTGCAATGACGATTTTCTTGCATTGAAGATGACGCCCAACGTGTACCTTCCCGAAATTGAATCGGGTATTTTCGGGCCGCTGTTTATTGCTGCGCCTCAAATGACGCCCGACGGTGTTGAGTTTCGTTCGCTCACCAACTCCGAAGCTGCTCTGTGGATGAGCATCTTTGCGATCTAGCCGAATGGATTACTTCCAACTGACCGAGGAAGCACGTGTTCTCTGGAAGCGCATCATCCAGACCGCACACATGGAAACGGCGGCAGGCGATTACCTGACCGCGAGAAGATACCACGCTGCAGCACGCCAAGCCTGGCAGCGCTACCTTCGCCGTATCGCCCTTCGAGGCCGCGAGGGTGCAGGAGATTATCACGATGAATTCACCCCGCGACGCCGCACTTACAGCAGCTCACGACCACCGCGCCGGGCTGGCAGCCGCGCTGACACGCCTAGTCGAAAAGATGGAATGCGCTGAGTCTGCAAATGTGCAGGCTGGAGACGAGATCTCCCGGTGTGAAGCCGTGGCCGAATCGCGCGAAACGCTCGCGCGGACAAAGGACAATACCTAATGAAAAGTACGGTCGAATTCAACCAGGCCATCTTGTTGGCCGAACATACGGCGCGCGTCGCCATTCTCTTCTGGTTCCTAGTAAGATTCGTCATTATCGGCGGATTGCTCTGGGCTACTGTGCGCTTTGGCCCGACGCTGCGGTGTCAGATTTCTGACACCGCAGCGTTGATCGAGCGGCTGTTTGAACGGCGTCTGGCCACTCGCCATGCCCGGCTGCAAGATGCGTCGAAAGAGCGGTCTCAAGCGCACACGCAGCGTTTGAGCAACGACGTGATGGATGAGACGCACCGGCTTTATGTCGAGGGCATGAAGAAGGAGAGGTTCCGTGTCGCGCGGTAACACCGTGGGCGGCTGGCGCCTCCGCAACAGACTCAAGCAGCGATGCCCGCACTGCGGCGCTGTCATTTGTCTGGTGCAGGCCACGGACAAGGAAAGCCCGCCGCGAGACACACCGATGGTTTATGTCACCGTTCCCGCGCGCGATCCGACAGTGCCTCTGATGGACGTGCGTGGGCCGGTGCATCCCTGCCCGGTGGTGCCCGAAAACGCTGTGCCGTACGTCTGGGCCTCGCAGTTGTACAGTCGGCTTTATCTTTATGTTCCTCACGAAACACCTGCGGACGAAGAAGAGGGCAAAGAGCTATCTACCGAAGTTACGAAGACCGAAGGCACAAAGAGTACGGTCGAAAGCGACCGTACTCAAGCGCAGCCGATTCAGGAAAAGCATGAAATACAAAGTCACCACGATGCGCACCGATGGCAAGGAGAGCAAAGAGTTCGTCGATACGCCTGAAGCCGTGGTGAATATGGTTTCCGCTCATTTGCTGGCTGCTCTGCGTTGTGGCTTTCCTCTTTCCATCGCCTGCGAGCGCGTGAGGATGGGCAAGGCGCTCGATGTCAAAGTTTTGCCGACCGCCCGGGAGGATGAATGCCAGACGAAATAGCCGGCTGCGAAAGGGCCAAGCTCCACACCAGCGAGAAGCTCCGCGCGCGGCAACTGGCGGGCAGCATCGAGAGCGACATCCTAGCGGCGATAACAGCCGCATCCCGACCGATGACCTTCCGCGCAATCCAGTCCACCAGCGAGTTACTCAAAACAACCGACGACAGAAAGCTGCAATACGCGCTGAGGAAGTTGCGCCACTCAAGCCAGATCGAGCGCTACGGCACCGGGCGTGGCGTGACCTATGGGACACATGAAACGGCCCGCAATGCCCGCCGTGGCAGCGAACTGACAGCGAAAACACACCCATTAAAAACAGAGAACTTATGAGAATTTCAGACAAGCCGATTTCCCTTTCTTTTGAGGAAGCGAACCAGTTGAATCTTGCAATCCGCAACGCGATCCGCAATGCGGCAGACCACACCGGCATCAACGGCAATCCCGTGAGCAAGGAGGAACTGATCGACCGCGACATGGCTTCCATCACCGAACTGATGGAAGTGCAGGATCTGCTTTCGCGCGCCGCCCTGGATGCGGGCCGCAGTGCTGGCCAGACCATCATCGACGTAATTTCCGAAGCCGAGCATTTAATGCACGTCGCTGAAAAACTCAAGCCGCGCACTTTGCCCGACGGTCGGGAGCTGCACGTCCTTCCCCTACTCTTTGGCCGCGGTCGTTTGGGCATTACAAAACCGGTCGGAATGACGGACTCGATTGACGATGACAGCTTCGGTGATGTGTGGGAATTCCCAACGCTCGATGCGGCGCTTGCTGCACAGCGCTACTGGAATCCACAGGAGCAAATAGAGCCGGTTGGCTGGGATCGGCACCCGAAGAGCGGACGCCGGGCTGCAAAGGACTGAACCTGGTTCATATTTGAGTTACGGTCGAATTCGACCGTACTCCCGGAGATAAATGAGAATTCCAACCGCAAAGAGGTTTCGGCTCGATGTGTTCGGTGTGCAGTGCCCGCGGTGCGATCATTTGCTGCCTACTCCGTCCGGCACGTTCCAGTGGGAAGCAAAAGATTTCGAGCAGCAGTCAGGCACAGCCGATTGCAAGGGTTGCGGGCAAACCTTGTGGATTACAGGGCCGCGCCCGAAAAAGGGCAACGCAAAATTATGAACAGGGCCGAGCATTTACAATGGGCGAAAGACCGGGCGCTGGAGTACGTTGGCCTCGGAGATCTAATGGAAGCCTTCCAATCGATGCTGTCTGACTTGAGCAAGCATCCCGAGTTGGAGAACGCTGCTGCGGTCTGCGGAGAGTTGGGTATGAAACTTTTGCTCAATGGCCATCTGAGCACAGCGGAACAAATGCGCGATTGGATCAACGGCGTCAACTGAAAGATTAAGTACGGTCGAATTCGACCGTACTTTTGGAGTTTTGAACGGTCGAATTCGACCGTACTTTTGGAGTTTTGAAATGAGAGCGAATTGCAAAGCGCAGGGGCACGCGCTTCTTATCGCCGTTAAGGGGCAACGTGTCTGTGCGCTGTGTCACCAAACGGAAGGCGAGATTAAAAACCAGGAGAAACCAAATGGCTTACGGAACAAAACCAACATCGCTGCCGCCCGGTGATTACCAGCGGGGTTACAGTAAAGGTTATAGCGCTGGCTTCCGCGCGACATGGCCGGAGCATAGGCCACCGCTGCCGCCTCACACGGAATTGCAGACGTTTGTCTCAGCCGCGCGTCAATTGCGTGACGCTACAGACAGTATTTGCGCCCAAATGGACGAGGGTGACGAGTGGGCCGGATTGCTTGCACCCAGGATTGATGCACTAGATAAAGCAATGGCTGCGTGGACTGAGTGGATGCAGGGTGTGGAGCCATTCACCTTGCGATCTCTCGACGAACTCTTGAAGCAGGCTGACGCATTATGGCCAGATCCAACACCGACGGGCTCTTACAACTACGGGCTGGGCCGGTTTCCCCAGGGTTGGGGCTTGTACGTTTGCAATTCCTGGGAAAAATGGATGCGCGCCGGGCTGCGACACGATTTCCGCATTTACTCCACGCCCGAGGCCGCTGTCCAGGCATTTCTGGATTACGTCAAAGAGAATAAGGTTGATGTGGCCGCCCTAGGGCAGGAGGCTTGATGAGTGGGATAAGCAACATCGAAGAGGAGATGTGGGACCTCGAAGGCAAGCTGCATGAGAAAGACTTGAAAGCCTGCCTGTTACAAGTGGAACGGGTCAAAGTGGCAATTCAGGAAGCTATCGAGTCCCAGGAGGACGACGAAGCAGAAGACGATTAGCCGGGGAAACGAGTGACCCTGTGAAATTCACAGGGTCACTCTGTGATGAAAGTACGGTCGAGATCGACCGCATCGAGGAGGATTGTATGAGCCAAGAAACGCAGCAAGATTCAGTCGCATCCGGAGGGTGGCCAGAAAGGCCAACGTGCCACGAGAAAGACTACATGGCTGAGAAGTTCGCGCCACACGTATGGAATGCGCCGCGCGGCCATCTCGACAACGGCCCTTATGATTACCAGTATCGGACGTGTTCCTTCTGTGGGAGCATTCACCCGGAGGACCTGCTCAACGCGCTGGAAGCGGGAGCATCGGTAGAGGAGGCTGACAGAAAGTACGGTTATCCGCACAAGTTCTATATCGACCTTCCCAACTCAATCGCCGGACAAGAGGTTGAAGTCGGCTCCGTCAGTGATGCCAGTGGACGCAGGCCGACGATGGGGACTGCACCCGCGAAAGTTCCCGCCAAGTTCTACAGCGTCCATATTTTCGACGATGGCGTGTCTCCCGAGAACCTGCAGAGGATTCTTGACTTGCTGCACAAAGCCACTGGAGTCCGTATGGAGATTGCTGACTTCGAAAAAATGCAGATGAATTGGCGAATGGAAACGGCATCAATGCAGCTGTAGCATCGATGCAAAAGAAGAGGACGGTCGATTTCGACCGTACTCTTCTTTTGCTTTCTATCCCTACCCTGCCAATGTTTCGATGTAGCGCGTGGCCAGCAGCCGGGCGACGGTCGCCGCTTCCCAAGCTCCGCCGCGCTTGGTTTTATGACCATTGGCCGTCAAATGCGCGGCGATACGCCGCAGAGAAAGCCCGCCTTCGTGCAGCTCGCGCACGAGGTTGACGGTTTTCATTTCGTCTTCATCCTCGACGAGCATCTTCACGCCGTCGGCACCTTCGATGGTTTTGTATCCAAGCGGTGTTGTCCCCAGTCGCTCCTTGCGCGCTTTCTTCTGGCCAAGCGCGGCGGCGGTGCGTTCGGCGATGATGCCGCGCTCCCATTCCGCGATGGTAGCGATGAAGGTGCGCATCATGCGGCCTGTCGCCGTGCTGGTGTCGATGTGTTCCGCGATCGTCGCCCATTCGCCGCCGGTGTCTGCTACCAGCGCATCGAGCGTGTACAGATCGGGCACAGAGCGCGTGAAACGGTCCAGCTTGAGCGCGAGAAGAACGCGGCCGGGTTGCATCGCGCGAAGGGCTCGACGAAGAGCCGGGCGCTCTAAATTCTTGGCACTGACACCGGCATCTTCAAATACCTCGAGTAACTCCCAGCCATTCGCCGCACATTGCGCCTGGATGCGCGCGCGCTGGTTATCAAGGGATAGACCGGAATCCGCCTGTTCGTCGCTAGAAACGCGAATATAGCCCAAACAAAGCGATACTTTGACCGCCTGTTTCGGTCGTTTTTTTGTGCTTATTTTTTTGTGCGTTTTTGCGCCGTTTTTGGGTGCATATTTCGTGAGCATTTTTGGCCGGTTTTACGAGTGATTTGCGCGTTTTGGACACAGCGCGCAAAGGGTGTAAACAAAGGTCGAATCCGAGGGTGTAACGAATAAGGACTGATTGTTTACAAACCCTCGCCCATGGGTTTATGTCCCCGGATGCTCATCTGGCGCGTCTCGGCAATGCCATGGCAGTAGCGCGGCAGTCCAATAGATTGCAGAAAAAGGCCGCGTGACACGGCCAATATCGTTCCGAATTCAGCTGGAAACGGAGTTTTTTGTTGCTTCCATTGCCGTGAGAGTGCCGTGACGCTGCCGAGCTAAAAGTGCGATGTCTGATAGAAGTTGTTTCATGTCAGAATAAGCGTGCTTTTAACAGCCCCTATGAGCGTATCTCTCTCCATTTCGCAACCGGTATCGTCGCCGTTTTCGACGATCGAAAGAATGACACATTCGCTTTCAGGCGCTTGCTCCAAGCGCATCACCAATCAGGTCACGGATCACGAAGCTGCCAAACAGCGCATCATTGACCGGCTGCCCGTGCGTGACGAAGATGAGTGGTACACGCCGGAAGATATTGCGCCTCTTCTTGGAGTCAAAGTCCGCCAGGTGCGGTACTACTGTCACGCCATCTGGAAGAACCACGATCCGAAGTCTCAATGGCGTCTGCGTCGCGCCGAAGCGGAGCGCCTTATCCGCAAAGCCTATTTCTCTGGCTCCAAGATCCCGCGGGTCTAGTCTCACTTCTCCCCATGCGCCTGCTGTTGCTTGAAACCGCTCAGTTCATCGTACTTTTGTTGTTATGCGTTCATCTCGCCCTCGTCGTTGGATCTCTTTGCTTTCTCCCCCACGCCACCACGCACGAGCAGTTTCTACTTGCCGTCCTTTTTGCCATTTTCAACGCATGGCACTGTGACTTGAACTTGCGCCGTCTATCGTCTCTCTTCTGATTTTGCGACGGTGATTTCGCGGAATTGCCGCGCGACTGCCGCGCCGTTGCCGCGCCGTGAATGCTGCCTGTTTCACGCGTAAACCCCTGTTCGTTAGCGTTCGCTGCATTTGTCCGCATCACCGGCCACTCGCCGATTTATTAGCTTTGCGCGCCACAAATGTAGCGAACCAATTTTTGAACTGATGGGGTCGGTATGAAATCGAGCAGCCGCGCGGCAAAGAGCCTGAGCGCAATCCTGGTGACTTTGGCAGCCATATTCGGTGCTCTGGTGGTGGATGCCACCTTTCGCGCATCTATCCCGCCTCTGGCCTTCACGATCGTCGCCGCGCTCGGTGCCGGCATCATCGCACTCCGCAAATTCCTGGTCAAAGACACGCCAAGGCGCAAAGCGCGGCGACGGCGCACTGCAGCCAAGAAAGCCGCTGCAGCTGCCGCCGCTGATTCTCCTCTCAACCCTGAAATTGCCACAACCCCCGAATCGAAGGAACACAATGAAGAGTCGAATACCGCTGGTTGATCTCGACCGCCTGGAACATGTTATCGCGCAGATGGAGCGGCGCGGCGTGAAGTACGGTCTGGGTGCTAAAGCTGAAGGCGGGAAGCACCCGGAAACTGGCAGGCGCTTTAACCCGCGCAGTAACGGCACCATTTCAACACCGGTCAGCAGCATCGATAACATCGACTGTTCCGGTCTTGTCCGCTACGCCCTGCACTACGCCACCAAGGGCGCCCTCCGCATCCCCGATGGCAGCCAACGCCAGCGCGAGTGGTGCGAGGACATGGCACGGCTGGGTTTGTTGCATCCCGTTGGCCGCTATGCCGATGCCGCTAAGCACATGACGGGCAAGCGCCTTTTTATCTGCTTCATCAAGCCGTTCACCAATGGCTGTGGCCCCGTCGGCCATGTCTGGCTTTTGAGCCAGTACGACGATGGAGATAATGGCACTCCTGCCGGAACTCTGGAGTCCCACGGCGGCGTTGGCGTGAACAGCCGCGCCTGGAACTCGCGCACGCTCGTTCGCGAGTTTTATTCGTGCTACGAGCTGCTGACTGTCCAGGGAGCGGCGTAATGACGCTCCCTTTCACTCTTGAGCAGGGCATGGGCTTTTTGCTTTTCCTCGGTGCCATTATCGGCGCCGGGGCCTTTGTCGCCGCACACATCACCCGTGCTGCGCTCGAAGCGTGGAAGGGACTAGCGGAAGCGCGTGGCCAGGAGAACGAGCAGCTGAAGGCGAAAGTGACCCGATTGGAAAACCGCGTTCTTACGCTCGAAGAACAAATCGAGGCCCTGCTCAAGCAGATCACCCCCGGACGTATCGGCAAGAAGCCCACCATTCCCGCCGACCTTTGACACCGCACGGAATCCATTATGAATTCAACCCCCCACAAACCGCGCCTGCTGATTGCGGAAGACAACGGCTCGATCCGTGACGTTCTCGCCATTCTTTTGGCCGTAGAAGGCTTTGATGCTGTTTTCGCCATCAACGGCGCTCAGGCCCTGAAAGCGTTTCAGGATGCTGAGAGCGCAGGACGTGCGTTCGACCTCTGCATCTTCGACCGTCAGATGCCAGTTTTGGGCGGCTTTGAAGCCGCTTGTCTGGTGCGTTGCGAGAGCGCGCACGTCCCCATCGTTTTCTTGACGGCCGCGCCCCACGAAGTCACGCCCGAGATGATGCAGGAAGTTGGTGCCGTAGCCCTGTGGGCCAAGCCCAACGACGTTGTTGGCATGGCGGTCCTGATTCGGGAGGTGCTGGCCAGTGCCGAAAAAGATTCCTGATAAAAAGGGCGGCTATGTCTTTGAAGAAGATGTCGTCGGTTACGTCCTCAACGAAATAATCGAGGATGGAAATACATCGTCAGCCGCGCCCAAACCGGGTGCGGCTGTCGTCGATGATGAAACCTCTGCCGAAGCCGTTGATGAAAGCGGCCTGACCTACAAGTTGCGGATGTTTGTCGATCACTTTCTAATTTGCGGCAACGCCTCGCGTGCCGCGCGACTCGCCGGGTATTCGGAGAGATCTGCGGGCAGCATCGGCTCCGAAAACCTGAAGAAACCTGAAGTTAAAGCCCTTATCGAGGCGAAAATGGCCGAAGTGGCCATGAGCCGGAATGAGGTTTTGATGCGCCTGTCACAGTTCGGTCGTGGCTCGATCGTTCCGTTTCTGAACCCGGAAGGTCATGTCGATCTCACCACGGATGATGCGAAGGAACACCTCCATCTCGTGAAGAAAGTGAAGGTCAAAAAGCGTGTCGGCGGGCCGGAAGAGGACCCATACACCGAAACCGACACGGAAATCGAACTCCACGATCCGCAATCTTCCCTGGTCCAAATGGGCCGCCACCACAAGCTCTTCACCGACAAGGTAGATGTCGAGCACGCCAACCCAATTAAAAAAGAAGATGTCACAGACTACGACAACCTGGAACCCGGAGAGCTTAATAGCCGAATCGAAGCGGCGCTTAAAGATGCTCCACGCGGCTAACGCCGATCGGGATTTGCAAAAGCTGCTGTATGCGCAATGCCAGAACGACATCTTGTTCTGGTTCGATAACTTCGTCTGGGCCACTGATCCGCGCGAAATCACGGCGAAAATGCCGATGATCCTGTTTCCGCGTCAGCGGGAAATGGTATTGTGGCTGCAGGAGCGCGAGGCGAACCGCGAAGGCGGCCTAGTTGAGAAATCGCGCGACTTTGGCGCGACCGTGATTTGCTCCGGCTACGCGATTCACGGCTGGTTGTTCCGCGAGGGCTTTCGCGCCGGCTTTGGCTCGCGCAAGCTGGAATACGTCGATAACAGCGAAGATGACAAAACCATCTTCGCTAAATTGCGTTTTACGCTCGATAACTTGCCGTGGTGGATGAAGCCCGCGCCGGCGAATTACCTTTCCAAATACTGCCTGCTCAAGAATTTCGACCGCGACAACTCGATCAGCGGCGAAGGCGGCGCCTCGATCGGGCGCGGCGACCGTACTTCGCTTTATTTCGTCGATGAAGCAGCGTTCCTCGAGCGCCCGCACCTGGTCGATGCAGCCCTGTCTCAAACAACGAACACGCGTTTCGATATCTCCACGCCCAATGGCCTGGGCAACTCGTTTTATAAAAAGCGCCATGGCGGAAAAACGCCCGTTTTCTCCTGCCACTGGAAACAGGACTCGCGCAAAAATCACTGGCTTATCGAGGATGCGGACAAAAACGTGATTGCGCGTGGCAATGGTGACATCGATGTTGCCGTTCCCGAAGGTTGTCGCGCTTATTACCCGTGGTACGAAAAGCAAGTTAACGAGCTGAACGATCCCGTCGTCATCGCCCAAGAAATCGACATCGATTACGCGGCGTCGGTTGAAGGCATTTGCATTCCAGCGGCGCACGTCCGCGCTGCAGTCAATCTCCACCTCCGAATCGAAATACCGCAAAACGGAGCCCTCCGCGCGAGTGCCGACCTTGCAGGCGGCGGCGCTAACCAGAACGTCGTGGGCTTTATGCGCGGGCTTGTTCTCCAAGATGATATCGAAGCCTGGCGCAATCCATCCTCGAATTACAACGCCACCAAAATCAAGAATCTTTGCGAGGCGCGCGAGGCGGCCAGTCTTTGCTACGACGCCGGCGGCGGCTATGGCGCTGCTGTGGCCGACATGGCGCGTGATGCCGACAACCCGCCCCGATTCAAGGTGCGTGCGCTGCACGGTAACGATTCACCTTCCCTGACCGAATGGCCCGAGAAGGGCGACAACGGCCACCGCAAAACCAGCCGCGATAAGTTCGTCAACGGACGCGCAGAGCGCTGGTGGATGCTGCGCGAACGTTTCCGTAAAGCCTGGGAAACCGTCGAGGGACACAAGGAATATCCGCTCGACGAACTGATCTCGATTCCCAACCACGCGGAACTGATCGCTGACCTTTCCAAACCGCTGGTCGTGAGCAGCGGCACGACGGGAAAGCTCGGCATCGAATCGAAAGAAAAGATGAAAGAGCGCGGCGTTGAGTCTCCCGACTTCGGCGATATGCTCGCGCAGTTAATGGCCCCCAAGTCCGCTGACGAAGCGCTTGACGATCTTCGTGATCGATTGAAGGCACAGGCCGCAAAGAACACCGCCCCAAAATCCGTCGATGAGGCACTTAACGGACTCCGTGAGCGAGTCCGCGCGCTGAACACACCGAAGTCGTAATCACCCACTGAGGCAACATGGCAATTAAGAAATTCTGGAACTGGAACAAGGACAAGCAGAACGCAATCGTGAGTACGGTCGATCCCGCGCCGATCGCAGACTCAATCGCTGTCGAGCCGCCCGTAGAGACGGCTCTAGCCACCGTCGGCGTCAGCCCTGAACAGTCTGCGGAAGTAAAGCGCTTGTTCGCTGATCTCACTGCGGAAATTCAGCGTGCTGAAGAAAGCGGCCGCGATGCGCACCAGTTGCGCCAGGCGTTCGCGTATCTCACCAACGATCCGCTTCGTTTCCAGACACCGCACGATCCGCGTTTTCGACCCTACACTCCGTTGTCAGTCGATGCCTTGCGCATCATCGCGCGTTCGGTCGATGTTTCTGCCGACTGCATCGCTTACATCAAGCGCGAAGTCACCAAAGTGCCTCTGGCCGTTGTTCCACGCGATTCCGCCGACACCAGCAAAGCGACTCTGAAAGCGAAAGAAGAGGCCGAGGAATGGATGTCAGAATCCGGCGGCCTTGGCGGCTACGGCATCGAGCGCAGCGTATTTGAGGGCCAGATCATCGACGACCTGCTCATTGTCGGTGCAGCGGCTATTCTCTACGAGTTTGAAACCGTCGGTGAAATGCACGACAACAGCCCGAGTCAGGTTCGTGCCATCGATGGCGGAACGATTCGCCCCCTGGTGACGGCACAGGGATTCCCGATCGGATACGACGGCGAGGCTTTTGAACAATGGATTCAGGGCGTGCCTTGCGCGCGGTTTACGCGCGACGAGCTGGCATACATCAGCCTGCCTAGCTTCAGCCGCACCGACAGTGTGTACCCGATGTCGCCCACGGAGAACGCGGCGCTCCAGCTCTATACGCTGATGAAGATCGATGAGTGGAACCGCACATGGTTGACCGACGGCAGCGGCTACCGCCGCTGGATGAAGCTCAATCCTGATGTCACTCCAGAGCAGGCCAGCGCATGGATTGACATCATCAATCTGCAAACCCAGGGTATCGCTGCAGAGCGTCAGAAAATGGGCGTTCTACCGGGGGAAATGACCGGTGAAGAATCACGAAAGGATCAGGACTTCGAGGGCTTCGAACACACTCGCATCAATCGCATTTGCAAAAGTTACGGCGTTAATCCCGCGTCGGTGGGACAGCACTCGCAGCAATACAAAGACTCGCAGGATGCCGCGATGGATTCGTCGCGCGAAGGTCCAGTTGCGGAAATTCTCACCTTGCGCGAACTGCTTTATAACGCGCTCCTCAAACGTAAGGGCTGGGGCTGCCTGAAGGTTACGGAAGATATTCCAGCACCGAATGAAACGCCGACGGAAAAAGCCGCGCGACTCAAAACGCTCATCGAGAGTGGCCAGATCACAGTCAACGGCGCCTTATCCGAATACGACCTCGATCCGGTCGATGGCGGCGATCAGATTCTCGTTAGCAGCACGGTCATTCCTCTTTCCAGGCTGTTGGCTGCACCGGCCCCAGGTGAAACACCTCCAGGTGATGAACCGACCGGAGACGACGATAAAGGCGGCGGGCCAGATGACGATAAGCCTGGTGGCGGCACTCCAACGCCAAAAGGCGGCAAAGAAGTTTCTCGCGCGGAAGAGAGTACGGTCGAATTCGAGCCATCGAGACTCGACCGTACTCCATTGCCGGAACCCTCAGGCTCGCTTGCAGATGAAATAGCCGAGACAAAGCACACATACAGCTGCGCGATGCTTGTCCTCGACGATGGCTCGGCCGAGAGGGCGCGTGCATTCGCGTCTGCGCTTATCGATCCGGCTCATCTTGCCGGTGATGGGCTCGTCAAAGAATCCCACGTCACCGTGCTTTACGGGCTGGAAACGGACGTGGCTGCCGAGTTGGCCGCGCTGATCGATTCGGCGAATATCGGTCCGATAACCGTGGAGATCCTCGGGGTTTCCATCTTCGGAGACAGCGTGCAGAACGATGGAACAACTTACGACGTTGTAAAGCTCGATGTCGCACCGTCGGGCGAATTGCTTCGCTTGCGCGAGTTGCTGAAGCAGCTTCCCTATCACGAAACATTTGGCGACTTCAAACCACACATCACGCTCGCTTACGTCAAGCCCGGCGCGGGTGCTGACTATCTGGCGAATGTTTGCTCCCTGACCGGGACCGTCCTGAGCTTTGACGCGCTCAGTTTTTCCAACCGTTATGATGAGCAAACTTCGATTGCTCTCAAGTCCGGGGACGCGCAAGCTGTTGCGCGTGCTTTAGGCCAGTGGGAGCGCAAGGCGTTGAATCGTGTTGCGCGCGGTCAAAGTCCCGTTTGCGAGTTTGACTCTGATGTGCTCGATGATGAGATGTGCTCGAACGTCCTGTCGCGTCTGGAAGGCGCCACCGGTAAGGAGAGCATTCGCGCAGCGTTCGCGGTTTGCCGCGTCCTCGATGCGAATGGCCACTCCCATGGAAAAGACGGAAAGTTCGACGGTGGCTTAGGCATTGCCGGGCTGTCGCAGGCGCCACAGCATCACGACATCACAACGGTTGACGCGGCGACGGGCGCAAAAAAAAACACGCAGCTGACGACTCACGGTGACTCGGTAACACCCGAGCAGGCGGTCGAATGGGCGGAGCACATCGGGATTCCCGATCATGCAGCCAAAGCGATCGGAGACATGGTGAAAGGCGGCCAGATCTCCGACGATCACGGTCTTGTCGATGCCATCAAGAAAGCAGCCGAACCTGGACACGCCTCGATAAACGTGGTCGGGCCTCAGCCGGGACCGGATGCAACCGCACCGGCCACACCTGATCCGGCCAGCGGCCCTGCGGCTCACTCCTTCCTGATTCACGAATGGCTTCAGCCCCAAAAAACCGGTGTCTGGATGTCGAAGAAGGGGACAGTCTCGATCCCGAGCTATGGCGATGCGGTAACACCAGAATCGGCCGAAGACTGGGCAAAGCACGTTGGCTTCCCTCCACAGACAGTGGACGCAATTAAAGATGCTGTCTCGCTTGGCCTCATCACCGACGATCACCAGCTCGCCAAGGCGTTGGGCGATATCTCCAAAGTCGTCCACGTCGGCGGACTGACTCACAAAACTGCAGCGAAAGAAATCCTAAGCGGCCAGCCCGTTGACCAGGTTCTCGCCACCGCGCAACAGGCGAAAGAAGCACTTCAAGCAGCCACGGCCATTGGCATGGCTGGTGTTACGCCCCCGGCACCGACACCCGCTGCACCGCCCGCTCCCGTCGTTGCTACGCCTCCCACGGCCCTACCCGTCGCTACGCCGGAAGACTGGGATGCGTTCGCACAGCATTTCGGCATTAACGGCGGACTCTCGACGAATGCCAACAATGCCATAGTCGAGAGCGCAGCTGCGGGGGAGATTGAGGCTAAACACGTTTCACCGGTTTTGAGCGTGGCCACTCAAATGGCGCTCGACGAAGGCAAGCCGTATGTCAACACCGGCCACGTCAAGAAGTCAATCTGGATGCTGAAGAACGGGCATCTCGGCACAGATGGCGTTAACGCCAAACTTCCCGATCCGGCAGGTCCGGCGATCGTCGTTCCGTCCGGCCCTGCCGCTGCTTCGACGCTGACTTCGCCGAAGGAATGGCAGAAGCACGTCAAGTCACTTGGCTCCGGCTTTCCACCGGTTTCCTCCGCGGTTTTAGACCAGGCTATCAAGCAGGGCAAGGTCGCACCCGAGGAGATTGAAGAGGTCCTCAACCTGGCTACCGGTTACGCCCAGCAGACGGGCTGGAAAGCCGTTAAGCCGCAACACCTCACCAAAGCCATCGGAAGCGTCGCCGCCTCCAAAATTTCGGCACCACCCTCATCTGCAGTAGCGCCTGAAGACTATGTGTCTTTCGTTCAGTCCGTCAACGTCGGTATTTCGGACGTGCCGCCAAAAATCGCGGACATCATCCAGGCTCACCTCAACGACGGCACGTTGCACCCCACGCAGGTCGGGGACGTGCTGACACACATGGTTGCCCACGCGCTCGCCGATAACTCAACGCAGATCTTCCCGGACCACGCCCACAAGGCGATCGGGGAAGTCAAGAATGGCCTGTCGCCTCAAGTGGCTCTGCCCACGGCCGCGCCTGCATCCCCTGCAGTTCCGCCAGTTTTGAGTCCGGCAGTTGTGAGCCCGCCGGCTGCACCAGCGGCAGCCGGAGCTCCGACCGCTGTAGCTCCGGCTGCTGCGCCAGGTTCGACCGTACTCGATCCTCACGCCGTCGCCGCTGGAACGCCCGCACTCAAAACTGTGGGAAAGCTTGACGATGCGCACTTCCAGAGCATTCCCGACAAGACGCTTTCCGAACCCGCTTTACCGCCGCTCAAACCGGGCCAAAAGCGCGCGACTGGCATCATCGTCGTCGAGCCCGACGGCAAAGTGTGGATCTACGAGCCGAAAGGTCATTACGCCGGCTACGAGCACACCTTCAGCAAAGGCGGACATGAAGACGGCCTGACGCTGCAGCAGAACGCCCACAAAGAGCTTTACGAAGAGCTTGGGCTTACCGCGAACATTCTTTCGTGTTTGGGCGATTTCGAGACGAGCGGCACCAACACGCGTTATTACATCGGAGTACGGTCGGGCGGAGATCCCAAAGATGCTGAGAAGGGACTGACCCAGAAGTCGCAAGAAACCGAGAAGGTAAAGCTCGTTTCGTTCGATGAGGCCGGGAAGCTGCTCAACAGTCCGCGCGATCAAAAAGTGCTCGCCGCGCTCAAGGCGCATTTAGGTGAACCGGCCGTTGCAGCTGCAATCACGCCGTCTGGCCATGTCACGGTGCAGGGACATAAGCTCGATGTCGATCACTCGAAACCGGTGTCAGTCACCGACGTGGACGACTTCAAGGCGCAGGGCATTAAGTTCTCGACCAATGGCGAAACCTCGGTCAAGAAAGCGATCACCGACGGCACGATCAAGTCGCATGGCCACCTGGTTGAATTGATGGCCATGACGCAGGCCGCGTCCAAGGCCCACGGTCATACCAGCGTCAACAACACGGGCTTCCAGCAGGCAGTCAAACACGCCGGCGTCGAAGCCGCGCTCGACGCAGCTCATCAAGGCGACGCCGACGCAAAAGCATTCAGCGCACATCTGGAAGCGCATTCCTATCACTCGCTTCTGGCGCAGGCCGAAGCCGCCAAGGCTGCTAAAGCGCAGGCCGACGCAGCGCGTTACCAAAACCAGATTCCCGTGTTCCACGCGGCTTCTCCAGCGGAACATAAGCACAAGCAGATTCCGCTTGGAAAAGCGGTCAAGAAGGGCTACAACGACGGCGCGCTGTACGAAATGCCCGACGGCCAGCAGAACTACATCAAGACGCCGAAGAAGCCAGAGGTCGCACATAACGAGCATCTCGCCAACGCGATTTATAAAGCGCTTGGCATCTCGGCGCCCGAGTCGAAGGTGTTCACCGATGGCGGCAAAACGCAGTACGCCTCGAAGCTCATCCCGAACCGGGGCGAGTTAGGCGACCACGGCATCGATGCCCATATCGCGCAGGACATCCTCAAGGGCTTTGCTGCCGACGTGCTGCTCGGGAACCACGATGTTTTAGGAAACGGCGACCGCCCGCTCTCCAACGTCGTTGTGGGGCATGGCGCCAACGGAAAGACGACCGCGCACCGCATCGATAACGGCGGCGCGATTCTCTTCACCGGAACCGGCAGCAAGAAGCCCGAGTCCGTCAAGAAGAGCCTGACCGAGTGGACGAAGTTTCCCACGTCGAACCCCAACTACGCGAAGGTGTTTGCTGCGGCCGGTCATACCCGTTCCGAGCAGGTGCCAGGCATCGGTTTGCAAATCAAAGCGGTTGTCTCGCTACGCGATTCGCATGGCGGCTGGGACAAATTCATCGAGCAGGCCGCGCCTGGGATGCCGGCAGCGCAGAGAGCGCAGACGGCGGAGATTCTCGAAACCCGCACGAAGCTGCTCGAAGACAAACTCAAGTCTCTGCCGGGCGCGAACTCGCTCGTTGGCCAGCGCAATTTCGTTTACGCGCCGAACTCGAAGCAGGAACACGCAATCATCGCCAAGCAGAAGGGCTTGCAACTCACGAAAGACGAGCGCGATGCCGTAAGAACGCACAAAAGCTCGCCGGTTTATAATAGTGGTTTGCTGGGCAATGCCGCTTTGAGCGCAAGCAGCCAGCAGAAAGCACAGCACCTCGATTCGGCGATAAAAAAGGCGGGCGCAATCGGCGTGGATTCGGTTCTCTCTCGCAACCTCACACTGGCACCTCACGAAGTGGCCGCGTTCAAGCTAATGCAAAAAGGTGACATTATCGCGGCGACGCCGACACACAACAGCACCTCCGACACCAGCGGCACGTTCGCTGGACGAAACGTGCAGTACTGCATTCTGGCTCCTGCTGAAACACCAGGCATCGCGGCGCGGCCAATCACCGGTCTGCACGCGGGAGAAACGGAAATCATTCTGCCTCGCGGCTTGAGCTATCGCGTCGTCGCGGTAACGGAACCAGGCCATCCCGACGCACCGGAAACGCCGCAGGGCTGGACTTGGAACAGTTCGGCGCAAGTCCGATTGATCTTGGAACCGATCATCCCCGGCGTCAACGATTATGAGGGACATGGAAAGGCGCACTATACCAGCGAGCAGTCCATCAAAGATAAGGTGACTCAGGGAGGTGTCAAGATTGCGAACGCGCTGCAGCCGCCGAACCTGAGCAACCTACCGGATCATATCCACAATCACCTTTATCACTCACCGTAAGTCGAATCATCTGCAAAGAAAAGGTGGTAAAATTAGAGAAGAGAACGAGCTTGGAAACGAGCCGGGGGAGGCTTCCATGACTAGCGAAGAGAACGTCAAAACGCAGAGCGACAGCGCCGAAATCCAGGCGACAACATTTGTCGTCAATGGACAGCCGATGACTCTGGCCGAACTCGCAGAAACACGGAAGAAGCAACAGCCGGAAGACGACACCGCTTCGGACGACTACGACGAGATGATTCGTCAGGAAGCTGCCGAGCGCGCTGCAGGCTAACACCGATCAATAAATATGCGGCATCACAAAAAAGTGATGCCGCCACTAATACAAAGAGTACGGTCGAAATCGACCGTACTCTTTTTCGTAAAAGATGAAAAGCACGTTGACCGTATGGCAAAGCGGTGAATACAAAGTGTGGGGATCTCGGGATGCTATTAACGCTTCTTCCGACCCGGACTTTGTGGTTAATATCGCGCTCGATGAAATAGACTGCTTGGCTCAGGCTGAGACGAATGAACTGGATCGTTTGGTGGATGTTGTATTCGCACGATTGCCTGCAGGTCAAATCTTTTATCAGTGCCCCGATTTCGCAGAGATACTAGGAATTCGCGCAGCGACTTTTCGGCATCATTGCCGCGCTGTGATGCCGAATAACGGGGATGATTATCGTTTTCGCCTTGACTGCGAAAAGCATATTCATGGACTCCGCCGTGTCCTACAGAAGATCATTCTCACGGGGCGCAAAACTCACCCAGAGTTTCAGCTATCGCATCGCTACAGAAGCCAGCGGCAAAAAGCATTTTCGACTCAAAACTGTGGGAGTAAATTAAAAAGCCGCCCAAATGCAAAAGCAAAGGGCGGGAATTACTGGAAATTATAACCCGAGGATGTGAACCAGGTTCACATCGGAGTACGGTCGAATTCGACCGTACTCCTCGCTGTATTTCGGTCGAATTGCCGCGCGACTGCCGCGCCGTTGCCGCGCCGTGATGCCGCCCTGCCCTGTTGTCAATCTTGTCCTCGAAGCCTTGATGTTTCGAGAACAATGAGCAACGCAACCAATTCCTCGCCCGCCCCAAAATCTGAAAACTTTTTCATTCCGTTCGCGCCTCTGTCCCGTGGCGACCGCGATAACCGCATCGTGCGTGGCTATTGCTACACCACGGCGCGCGTGCGTGGCGACCGCTACAACCTGAAGCGCTCCGCTTTGGAGCGTTCGGCCAAGCGTTACATGGAAATGCCGTGCATCCGTGCGATGCACCAGCAGATCGCAGCCGGCAAAGCTCTCAGCGTTTCTTTCGATGACAAGGGCTGTTTTATCGAAGCCTTCATCAGCGACGATAAGGAATGGCAGAAGTGCGTTGATGGCGTGTATCGCGGCTTTTCGGTTTATGGCCATCCCCTCATCGCACGCGGAATGGACATCGAGGAGTTCGACTGGATTGAAACCAGCCTCGTCGATCGTCCCAAAGACGCCGGCTCTCTCTTTTCCGTCGGGCGCGTTGAAGGTACGGTCGAATCCGTCACCACCATCGAGCTTCCCGAAGATGCGACCGATGAGCAGGTCGAACTCGCCCGGTGCGAAGTCTCTTCATCTTACGTTGTCCCCTCAGAAGAAAGTGAGGGAGACATCGACGAATCGACCGTATCTCTTGGCCCGGTCGAGCGCGGCTACAACCCTGCCCAACCACGGGACGGCGAAGGCAAATGGACCATCGTGCGCGGTCATCGCGTGAGCACAACCGGTGCGGCCATTACCCACGACCACATCCATCATGCCGTTGCCAAATTCGGACTTGGCGACTTAGCCCAGAAGAAACTGCTGCAGGCCCACGCCGACGGCAAGCTCACGAACGACCATCACCTGTACCGCGCCATCGCTCACGCGACGGATGCGCATGATACAGCGAGTGGCGTGACAACGGGCTCCCACAATCCCGGACCGTGGCACTGGGACGAAGCCATCAAGGCTCATGGCCACGGCGGAACCCACGAAGAAAAGCGCACCTGGGGCGCACCTCACGCTGACGACTACAAGCACCTTACCGACAAGGAGCTGGCGACTCACCTCACCGAGAAGATCGCAGAAGCTCCGGTCAAGGCTCACAAGGATCTCGTCAAAGGCGACCGCGTGCTGCACGGCGGTCGATTGGTCGAGATCACCCACGTTAAGCAGCGCAAGGACAAGCCCAATACGGTTAAGGCACACGTCGTTCATCCCGACTCCGGGAAGTTGGAAGAAGGCTCTCTGCACTCCGTTTCGCACTCCAGCGATTCATTCAGCGGCGCTAACCCTTCGACCTTCCACATCCCCACCAGCCTCGTCATGGGCGCTGCTGCCGAGTTGCGTCGTCGCAAAGGTTTGTCACCTGTGAAACGCGGGGAAGAATCTGAACCTGGTTCACAAATCGACGGCGAAGGCGTTGGTGAAGCCAGCGCCGAAGCTGCAGGCGATGCTGTCGAGCGCGCTATCACTTCCGAGACTCCGGGCTTACCAGTCCGTGAAAACCTTGAAGGTGAAATCGTTCGCGGTGACTATGACACCGAATCGGTTGAAGCCGAGATCGACGGGTTGATCGAAGCCCTGTGGGATGCCTACGACGGTGAAGAAAGCGAACCCCTTGTTCGCCGCGCTGTTGCGGCCGCTCTCGCGGTTCTTAATGGCGATTCCGCATCCGCATCGAGCGTTGCCCGCTCTGAAGGCGAAGCCATCGGCGACAACGCTCCTAACATTGAAACCACTTGCTCGGTTGTTGATAACGGCATCAGCAACGACATCGAGCCTAACCCGGACATTGTTCAACTGGTTGCACGCGCCGAAAGCGCTGAATCCGAACTTGAATCCGTCCGCCGTCTCGCAGACGAATCATTGTCCACAGTCCGCGCCTCCGAAGAATCGGCCTTGAGCCGGTTGGAAGCTGCAGAAGCGACAGTGACCGAGCTTGCAGACGCGCTCAAGAAACAAGAAGAGGAAATCGCAAGCCTTCGCGCCGTTCCCCTGAACGCCAGTCCTGTCCGCCGTAGTGAATCCTCTGAATCGACCCAGACCGGGGCAGTCGCAGCTCCGCGCGCGTTTGCGGCTAACGCAATGCTGGACACGACCCAGAGCAACGCGGCCCGACGCACAGCGCTGCAGACCGAATTTCAAGAGCTTCAGCGCTCTCTGCACACCGAACCCAGCACCGCCAAGCGCGACGCTGGAGCATCTCGCCTCATCGTCATCCAAGACGAATTGACGCGGCTGTAACCCATCAAATTTAGTTGGAGAAATTTAGAATGAACGTTCCTTTTGTTGGTAGTCTGGCCGTCGGTGGCGCCTTCCTGGCAGCCGGCTTTATGGCTCCTAAAACCGTCAACGCTGGCGGCATCATGGTGCCCACGCACATCGTGCAGGCTGACGCAGCACAACGCGCTGCCGTCAACACCCCACCGGTCATTCGTGGCGAGTTGTCGCCCGAATTGCGCGCCGATCTCGACCGTGTATCGCGCGGCGAATTCGGTGGCGACCTCAGCGGTTTTGCCGCAAACATGGCCGCTGAAATCGACAGCTTGCGCCAAGAAGTTTCTCGCGCGATCACGTCCTCGACGGCAAACCTGCCGATCCGCGAAAACCTCGAAGCGCCGGCGATTGTCCTCGTGCCCGAAGACACGCCGTTCCGCAATACCCTGCCCCGCGTTCCGGGCAGCGGCCTCGCAGCGGTCTGGAAACAGATCGTCACCCTCGGCGGCGGCTGGGGCACTGATGTTGACCAGCCCGGCGGCGGTGCGAAGGTCCGCCAGTTCTACACCGAAAGCACAGCGCCGGTGACTCAGAGCACCACCTACGCCACGAAAATGGCGCAGTACAAGCTGATGGGCGCCTATGGCAGCGTCACCACCTTCGCAGCTTCGGCCGGTGCTAATTACTCCGACCTTCGCGCGGAAGAGCGCCGTAACGCTCTGGCCAACTTCTTCCTCAACGAAGAGAACGCCCTCATCAACGGTTCCAGCACCTCGACGGCTGCGCCGTGGGGCGATGGCGCTACTGCAATGGCGTATGATGGCATCCTCTCGCTGACGGCGACCGCCAACGGAACACCTGCGGCCCAGGTGCAGACGGCTGTTGGCCCGTTGACGCTCGACCACTACAACGCGCAGTTGCGTCGTTTGTGGAACTACGGTGGCCGTGATCTCTTCATTCTCCAGAGCGCGGATGTGACGTTGTGGCTGCAAAAGTTGTTGCGTGATGCAGGCGAACCCTATCGCCTCGATGTCAAAGACCAGGCGAATGCAACAATGGGCTTCCACGTTGCGGTTTACATCTCGCCGGTTAACGGACAGCGCGTGACGATCATGACCTCGCGCTTCATGCCTGCCGGCACCATCGAGTTCGGCTCGTTCCTCACCGACACCGGGCGGAATGCGTTTGAAATCGATGTTCTGCCACAGGCTCCTCTCCCTGCCGACGTGCAGCGCCCGGATGGCTCCAAGCAGTTGATCCAGGGCTACTACGTCACGGAGTTGGCTCGCCAGGCGGACAACCCTGAAGAAGAGTTGTTCATGGTGAATTGCTACAGCGTGCCGAAGATGAAAGACGCACGCTTGTTCGCCAAGTCCACCGGTGTCACCGAACCGGCGTAAGCCAGAAGCATAGGGGCATGAGGGGTATCACCCCTCATGCCCCTATGCCACGTCGTGCCAACCCCTCTATTTTTCAATAGGAAATCATGTCAAATTTTCGCGGGATCGCATCCCCTAACACCCTGACGAGCCAGGAAACGCTCGACAAAAGCACGCGCGAAGTCACCGGCGACGGTGGCGCTTTCTTGAAGTTGAAGAATTGCATCCGCGTTCTCGCCGTCTTCATGTCCACGGCCAGTGGCCGCATGGAAATCCCGATGAAGGAAGAGCGTCAGGTGATGGTTTCCAACACCGATAACGCTCCTCTCGAAACCCAGGTGGAAGATCTCGTCCACCTCGTCACCGAAGGCTACGATATGCCTGTCTTGCTGCGTTCGGAACTCTCCAACAACGGCAAGTGGCAGAAAGGCGTGACCTTCATCATCGCCGGCGAATGGGCCGATGATGATGCCGCATCGAGTACGGTCGAACCCGATCCCAACGCGGGCGGCGAGAACGGCGGCTCGAACAGCGATGACAAGGAAGATGTCGGCCTCGCGCCGGAGCTTCTCGAAAAGATCATCGAACTCGGCGGCCCTGAAAAGGCCATCGAGGCGACGAACGAGCAGTTCAACGCGGTCGGTATTACCGGCCCGGCCATCACCAAAGTCCGCAACGCACTCAAGAAGATCGTCGGCGCGTAAGCCCGGCAACATCTCCATCCGAGACAAATCAATCACGAATATGAACCAGGTTCATATTCGTGATTTTTAGAAATTTCCGGGAGAACCCCAGTGAAAAAATTAAAAAAGCGATTGACGGGGCTCATGTCCCTCCTCCTGGCTGCAGTTGCCCTGCTTCCGGGCTTATTTCTTTGTGCTGTCCTCTGCGCCATGCCCGGCTCACAGGTCAAAGCATACGGCCTGATGCCTGACTATCGGGCGACCTGCACGTCGTCTACCGGCGATGAATGCGCGGTGCGCGAAATCAACATCACGACGCGATGGTGCAATGTTCGGTTTGTGCTTCCTCGAATTGGTTTTTCTTTGTGGAACGGAAGCGGGCACCAGATAGCGCGACATAACTACCCGGCCACCGGCTAATACCCCGGTGGCTTTCGTCGAGTCTCCTCCTCTTTTCAGCTGACCCTGTTTTTCATTCCATGATCGACCTTACACAAGACCCTTCCGGCGCCTCGGTCGAAATTCTCCTCAAGAGCGCTTCTGTCTGGCCTGAAGGCGCGAACGATTCGCCTAAAGTCCTGTTTGCCCGTGAGCAGGCCGACATCGCAGCGGCCGCAGCCGTCAGTGAACTTGAGCGACGCACGGGTTGGTCGAAGTTCGTCGCCACGGCCGCAACAGAGCCGCACGAGCGCACTTTTCACGTCAACGCCGTCCAGTTCCAGCGTTCACGCCTAGTCTCGATCGATGATGGTTTGCAGCGCCTCGACAGCGTTCGTCTGCAAAACGCTGCCGTTCAGTTGTCCACGGTCGTTCCCAAGCCCGACAACGCACTCGTAAAGAATCTGGCCATCACTCACCTGCACTTCGCCTATATGCGGCCCCGGCCAATCGTCAACGCGATGTGGCCGATTGTGGTTGATGTGGCCGGAATCTGGGGCGCCTTCACCGACTGGCCGGCGGACGCCTGGGAACAGGTCAATCAGTACGCCGCGCTTCTGACCCTGACGCAGATCGAGAACCTGCAGAACATCGCATCGCTTTCGCAGGACGGATTCAGCAAGGCGTACGACATCGTGGGCGTCATCCAGCAAAAAGACCTGGTGAACATCTGGGGCAAGGACTGGGAGAAAGTTATTAAGCGTTACGCGAGGTTGATTGCCTGATGACGCTGGAGCAACTGCAAAACCTCGATTATTCAGTCAACCCGTTTTCGAAAGGGATGATCGCTGACGACTATCGCAAAGAATATGCGAAGCACGGCGAGCGTGTGCGCTGGTGGAAAGGTTACACGGCCGAAGACGGAATCGTGGGCCCTAACGGAGAAACCGTGGGGCGCAGCGGCCATTTGCACATCGAACAAAAACTTGCGCCTGAAGTGCGCGCGATATTTACGCAAACGAAGCGCGAGATCCTCGACACACAGTTTGGAACTCTTCCCAAAGGCAGCACGCAGATCAGCGTTATTCCCGACGAGATTTTCGCGGCCCGCGGCGACTGGTTTCTGGCCGAAGACAAAGAGCAAATCGGACGATATTGGGTCGAGCCAACAGGAGATATCACGGACATCCCGTTCCGCTTTGTGAAACGGATCATCGCCGCCTACACCGAAGACGGTCCGCTTTCAGAAGCGAGCTATGAGGTTTCCGCGCACAGTTCGATCCGCTATGGCAACGCGGTTTCATGGCTACAGGGCGTGCCTGCCACCCCGGTCGCTATTGAGGTTGTTTACGCGCCGCTCTTCATATTCCTCGATGTCTCCGACCGTCTGCCGTTTCGCGGACCGGACGATAAGTTCCTGCCGCAAATCGGCGTGTTGACACAAGAGCGCCTTTAACGGCGCCGCTAGGAAATGAACTTGGTTCACATTTTAGAAGGACATTATGGCTATTGAAAAACGCACTGTTGACGGGAATGAAATCGAGTGGGACATCGAGCTTAACGGCGCGGCAATCCGCATCGAGCAGGACAACGACCGCAAGCCCAAAGCGCCGGCTGGAGAGAAACCGGCCGAAGGTTCCGCGCCTGTGAAGGCCACGAAGAAATCCAATGGAAGCTGAGACTCCCAACCCGACGCTCGAAGAACTGCGTCTCGCTGGAGCCATTGTAAATGGCAATCTCGCCGCGGCCGAGGAAGAGATGGTGCGCCGTCTCAAAGCCTTGCTTCCGGCGGCGATCGTCGATTACAACGCGGAGAAAGGCTTGACGGGCAACCACGCCGTGCCGCCGATCACCGGCGTGGATATCTCGCCCACAGTATTGGTCGATGGCCACATTGGAAAAGTGCTCATTAAAACGAGTCTCACAACCGAAACCAGTGGCGGCGGCACTTTTAAGAACTCGGTTAACGTCGAGATTTTTTGGGTCAACGAACGCATCACACGCTCCAAGCAATCAACAACCGCTTGGCATCAGGCCGAGGTTATTGCCCGTTGCCTGTATTGGTTTCTCAACGGCGTTGTCAACGCGAATGGTGTGAAAGCCTGGCGCCAACTTATCCCAAATGGCTTCTCGCGCATGGAAGGAGAATGGGCCAAGGACTTCTCCGGGACCAACACCAAATTTTTCATGGTTCTAGCGCGCGGGCAGTAAACAGCGCATAAAAGCTCGATGGCGGAGTACGGTCGAAATCGAGCATTCCAAATCCGACCGTACTTTTATTTTGAAATGTGAACCTGGTTCAGATCCGGTTTGCAGTGGGATATGAATTATGGATTTTGAAAGCTCAACAGATGCCTTCGTCGGATTCGCCGTCGAAAGCGGCCCGATCGTCGAAAGTGCCGATGGAATGACGCCGGCCACTTTGCCTGCCCTGCCCGGCTCGCTGACTCTTTGCGGCATTACGCCGATCCCCGAGCGCCGCCGTGGACTCAACAACTCCTACGGCTTCACGACCGGCCAAGCCGCCGGCGCTTACGCCAAATGGGGTACGCAGACGCCCGGACTCACCATCGTGATCCGTGGCGGCGGCGCATTGTCGCTTCTCGAAAAAGCGAATCGAGTCAGCGGCGAACTGCCGAACCTGATTTTCTTTGTCGGCGTGCCCGGCGTCTGGACCGAAGTTTTTCGCTTCTCGAAAATCAACATTATCGCTTTCAACCTGCGGGAGTCTCCCCAGGGTGAAGCGGCAGAGATTGAGATCACGCTCACGATCGAATCGTTGGCGTTTGAGGTTCTCAGCGTCCCGCTCAACCCCTCTCTTCCGACGTTGATCGCGGCTCTGTCCGCGCCGATGTTCTGGCATGATGTTCGGAGCTTCACCATCGCCAACAGCGCCGGTGTCGTGACCGACTTCCGCCAACGTGCGTTGATGGGCGCAACCGCGCAGGCGTCACACAGCCTGGAGCGCAAGGGTGAGCGCAACGATTGGGGGCATGATGAGCCTCTTTCGCGCACGAACTTCGAGCTGCTCGAACATAACATCGTCGTGACTGGAAATCTGCAGCTTCACACTCGAATTGCAGAAGCCTTTCTCTCGACGGGTAAGAAGTCTCAGAAATGGGGCAACGCGGCGTTTATGATTTCGGATGCTCCGGCTCTCGACGCTGGCGGAAACCAGATCCTCGTCACGCTTCTCAAGGCGATTCCCCAGGATGTCACCGGCGCGGCCACAGAGCCGGGCGCGCAGCTTTCCCACGCAATTCCGTTCCTCGCGTCTAATTTCACCGTCGCTGCGGGCGCTGCCGCGTAGTCGTTCTTATCCGAGGAGTACGGTCGAATTCGACCGTACTCCTCCTGTCGAAGTAAACGCAGATATGAACCTGGTTCACATCTCAAATTTAGAAACGAAGTTTTCCCTGGAGAAATATGGAAGCGACGACGCTTAGCATCAACCCTTTGACCAAGCAGTATGAAGAAAGCGCTGCGCCGAATGCTGAAGGCATCGTCTGGCGCAAATCCGCGTTTCGTGACGAGCGCGGCCCCGGCATCTATCACCTCGATATTCCTGTAGCCGGCGGAACCCTTTACGCCGTCGAACTCAATGACGATGAATTTGAAGAGTATCTGGCGATCGCCAAGCATCTCGGCGAATCGACCCGCAAAATGATTGCGGTCGAAGCCCAAGCGAAGGATCTCGAAGAAGCGGACAAGCATAAAGAAGCCCAAGACCTTCGCGCGTCGGTCGATAGCGAAGCAACTGCTTGCATCCAGGGCGAACGCGACATCAAGAACTGGCTTTTTGAAAAAACGCTTGTCGGCTGGAGCTTCAAACGTCCTTTCTCCTTGAAAGCATTTTGCGGTCTGTCGAGTAGCGAACAAAGCAAGGCGTCGCAGAAAATCGCTGATGCCTGTAACGTCGGACGCGAAACGGATTTTTTAGCCGCCGTTTCCTGAAGACGCTCGAAGGCCAAAGCGGCCCGACAGGCACGCCCGATCAGGAGCGTTTTTTCGAGAAGCTATGGAAAGACTTCTGGCTTCTTGAAGGCGCGCCGAACGCGATTTCAGGAATAGGGAAAAGCCGCCGCTGGCAGGAAGGTATCAGCGTTTTTGCTTTCACCCTTAAGCGGCACGAGCTGTCGCTTCAACAACGTCTGCTCGATGCGTGGACGAAAAAATGAGTGCGGTCGAATATCAACTATCTATCAATTCGAAAAAAACTGATAGATAGTTGATATTCGACCGCATACCGATTTCAGATGTGAACCAGGTTCACATTCTTGGTGCGAGAGCCTCACGGTGCAGCAGCGCCCCAGAACCAGAGGGCACCGACGACCAGCAAAGCCACACTCAAGAACGTGCCCGCAAACGCGCCAAAAACAAACTGTTTCATGGCGATGAAAAGGGGCTATTGCAATGCCAAATACTCCCATTCCCGCCAATGCTTCTGCCGCCGCACTCCCGACGCCGACACAACCAGCGGCGCTCACGATGCTGGCGAACGTGCTTGAACGCAGCCTTACCAAAGCCTTTGTTTCGAAAGCATTCTCCAACGCGGTAAATCCCGGACGATCCGTTTCGTCTGTTGGCACGAGTCCACTCGGCCAATTTTTGTCGCAGATTCAGTCCCGTGCCTCCCAGCCTTTAGTCCAACTCGGGCAACAGCGTGCCGGTATCAGTCGCTCCGTCAAGACGCTTTTCAGCGCGCCACCTTCTACACACTCTGTGGTTTCCGTGGGCAGCACAGTGCTGAATCGTTTTCTGACGCAAACCCAGGCCCGCACGTCACAACCAGTGACCCAAGTCACGCAAAGCCACGCGCAGTTGCTCACAGGCATCAATCGCTCCGTGCAGGCCTTAAATGACCGCTGGCGCCTCGCAGGGCAGGGCAGGGACGCAATGGGGCGAGTCACCGGAATAAACAGCCCGGTTGGGCGCGTTGCACAAACCGTGGGGCTGGGACCGGCTTATCGCACGGGCCGCACGGCGCTGCAGCAGCACGTCACGCCTCACCTCACCTCTGGCTCGGCTCATCTGTCCAGCTTGTTTGCCGGTGCGCGCAGTTCGCTTCAAAACATCGGCACCCGCTGGAACCAGAGCGGGCAGCAGCGTGATGCTCAGGGCCGTTTTCTGGGTAATCAGCCGAACTTCGGTTCGCGCGTGTTTCAGACGATGGGCCTCGGCGATTTATATAACGCCGGGCGCAGTGCCTCTGGAACCGGTGGTGGTGCAGTGGCAGCCGGTGGAGCCGCTCTCAGCTTCTTGACCAATCGAAGCGGTGGCGGCGGGCTCCTCGGTTTAATTCTCGCGCCGGTAAAAATCGCTGCCGGCATTTTTGCCGGTGCGCTTGCCGTCGGCTCGGGCGCCCTGTTTTTGTTCGTTCGAAGCGTCCAGGGGATGACGCGAGAGATGGTCCAGGTCGCACGCGAAATCACAGCGATCCGTAACAACACCGGGCGTGGCATCGGCGACTCGATGAAGGGCTACTTCGGCCTTCGTGCTGCGGGATTCTCCGGCGCGTCTGCGTCGGGCTTTCTGTCGCAGGCCGGACCGCTCGGTGACGCACGATCGCGCGCCTGGAACCTGCCATCGATGACCGATCCGGGCTTCGCGCTGCGCCTGGCCGAAAAGAGCCAGGGCATGAGCTTTTTTGGCCGTAAAGCGATGCTGGAAAGCATCAGCGGCGGTCAGGCTTCGCCCGAATTGCTCCAGCTCGCCAACTCGCGTCCCGAGTCCATCAAGCGTGAACAGGGATTTCTTGCGCGGACGCAGAATGCGCTCGGCGTCACGCCGGAAGCGATTCGTCGTTTGTCCGACGAGTGGCCGCTCTTTCAGAACCGCGTATCGATGTTCACCGAAACCGTAAAGATGCGTTTCATCTCCTCGATGCTTCCTTTGATGGAGCAGGGGATGGACCGTCTTTCGGTTGTCCTCGAAAGCAACTCCGGGCGCATCAGCAAAGCGATCGAAAATGGCACGCGCTGGCTTTACGTTGATTTGCCCGGTCATCTGGTGACGGGCGCCCGCGTCGGGCTAAATGCCATCGAGATGATTTCGGAAGGCTTCTTCAATTTTGCGGACGGCCTTGCCGGTTTCTTGCGCGCGATCGGGGAAGGGCAGAGCGGGCTGTTTTCTTTCTTCGAGTTCATCGGCAGCGTCATCGACTCGATGATGGCCAGTGCAAAGTTCTTGGGCTTGACCGACAAACAGACCGACATCGCCGGCGATATGCAGAACTGGCGGAACTCCGGCACTCCTGAAAACTTGGCGAAGAACATCGAAGCCTTCACCCAGTCCGGGCGCGATAAGACGGGCAGCGCCCTCGATTGGGCGCGCGGCGTTCTAGACGAAACGGATAAGTTCCTTGGCTCACGCGATCAGCGCGACGCTGATTTCTCATCGAGTCTGAAGGAATTGACGGCTGCCACAAAAGATGGTCATGCAAAAATCGTCGGCGCGATCGAGAAAACCAATGAAAGTGGACAGGGCACCGACAGCGTTTTGCAGGCTCTCAAAGGCCACATTGGAAAGGAATCGTTTATTGTGGCTTCTCGCTAGAGTACGGTCAAAATCGACCGTACTCTGTCTCCAATTATGAACCTGGTTCACATTTAGAAGACCCGAACGAAATGGCATACACAACATTTGAATCTATCGGTGGCGGTGAGAATGGCACAGAAATCGGCGAATTGCCGATCGAAGATATCGCCGAAGCTCTGGCCTACCGCAAAGCCCTCGAAGTGCAGGTGTTTCTCGATCCGGGCGACTTTGGCGTGTCCTTCAAGGATCTCACCGGCCGCTGGCGCGTGCGCGTTCGCCTCAACGGAAACCGCGACTCAACCGGCGCTTACACCGCTCCAATCATCTTCGAGCAGACAATCGAATGGACCGCGCGCGTCTTCGCCCTGGCCTTAGGCGGCGGCCTCACTCTCGTTACCTGGCAGCCGCTCGGTGACGGTGGATCAGGAAAGCAACAAACCTCGATTGTCGCCGGGCAGGCTTGCGCTGTCGTCGATGATGTCAATGACCTGGCGCAAATGGCGGCCTATGGCGCGACCGGCGCCTGGCGTTTTCTCGACACGGTTTCGTTTCTCCCGACCGCAACGCCGCGCCACAAATTCGACGCGGAAAAGGGCTTCACTATTTTTACGGCCGAAGGCGCGGCTACGGTCGGCGGCTACAGCTTTCACGCGGTTTATCAAAGCCCTTATTACCGCTACGAAGCCCCGAATAGGAGCATCCTCGAAACGGTTTTCGACAACTGGCAAAGCTCCCTCCTCACCGAAGCGCGCTACACCGTTTCACAGCGCAAAGGCGCAAGCGGCGAGGCGTTGCTCTTCGACGAGCGCACCGGCGCGCACTGGAGATTATTCGTAGATCGGCTTGTTGGCACCAGCCGCCTGCAGATCATCCGGTCACGCCAGGTGCGCGGCGTGCTGGAACGAACCGACACCCAGTTCGGGCAGGGGATAAGCCTCGAAACAGAAAAACTCGATGACGGCGATAACGGTGTGCTCGAAACCGACACCCGGCTGCGCGGCATTCAACTCAAGCGGTTGCCCGGAGGCGCGATGATCGCCGTCGGCGCGACTGGCGGGCAGGGTTCCCTGCTCCGGGCATTTGTGACAACCGACGAAGGCGAAAACTGGGAGCGAGTGATGAATCAACTATTAAACATTAACCCTCTGGCAATGTGCGTTTTGAAAGACGCCGCGCGAATGCTGGTTTACGGCACGAACGAGCAGGGCAATGCCGCCTACTCGCTTTTGTCATTTGGCAAAGTAACGCTCGACGATGGCAGCGAAGACAACGGCTGGCGCGCGGTCGAGGGTGGCACCGTGACCGGGCCTGCGGGTGTCACAATGCCGACACGAAATGTGAGCCTCACGATTGGTGATGGTGGTGTGGTGCGCCTACTTTCGCGCGATGCAACGGCGGGCACGTTGTTGACCTTGATCTCGCGTGACAGCGGAAAGAGTTACGAAAAAGAGGCAACCTCCTGATGAATCCAGTTCTCGAAGCTCAACATGGCAATCTGCGCGTCCTGATCTGGCCGGTTGACCCTGATGCCGCGTTTCGCCGTCCCTGCGCCCTGTTAGAGAATTACGCCGGCTTTTTGCTGCCTGACCGCGGCGAATCTCAGGGCGATGCTCTGGGACTGCCGGACTCGTTTACTTCACTGGAGTGGCAGGGGCAGCAATATCTCGAAGAAGTGACCGGACCGCTCGAATGGGTTCGCTTCGCGCCTGGTGGCGTTCTCGAAAAAGGTGTTCGCCGCGCCGCTATTTCGAAGCCGCAAAACGAGCTGTGTGGCTGGACGGTGCGACCGCTGTTGACGCGTTTGCATTCACGGATCACCAACGAAGCAGCGCCGTTGCCTGGCTCTCCTAACTACGATCTACGCCCGCGTCTTCCGGCGGGTGAAGTCGTCGATTGGAAAGGCGTGCAGGGCGAGTCGTGGGAAAGCCTGTTGCCCGCAACGCATCCGTTGTGGGGTGGAATCCGTCATCGAGAGGCGCCTGCGAATCGCACTGTCAAAGCGGCCACTGAAAAGCCGTGGCTCAAAGATGCGGCGATCGCCGTCGAGTTCGATTTCGACGGCGTTGCCTGGGGTCACGAAGGAGATCCGGCCCTGCGTTTCGAGTGGGGCGGCAACTATTCGTTTCTTTTGCGCGGGCTGGGTGCGCGTGCCAGGCCCGTTGTCGAGCGCCGGGCCGCTGGGCCAAGTGGCAAGCTCGATTGGCGTCCGTGGCGCACGCTCGACGACGCAGCTCCCCTGGATGCAAAATTCTGGTCGAGCCGCCACGTCGTTCTGATTTACCGGCTCGCCGGATGGCTGGTGGTAGAAATCGATGGCACGGCAGTCTGGATCGGTGATGTCAAAGATGGCGGCTTCAAGCCCGTCCAATGGAAGGCCGCTCCGCTTCGCTTATCGGTCGTCGGCGTCGATGTGAGCCTGCGCCTCGCGGAACTCGATTGCAGCCGTCCTGCCGGCTTCAAAAGAGAGGCGTCGGTATCAAGCGCACCTTCATTTCCGCAAAACCTGATTGTTCGTGGAACCCGCGTTCTGCGCAAAGGCGCCGGAGCGCTACAGACACGGGCCGCCATGCACGGTACCAATTTGGAGAAAACCAAGATCGTGGCCGACTGGATCAACGCCGGTGGCGAAGGTCGTGTCGATTACGAAGCGACGCTTCAGGGCACTAAATCTTCGCCGCCGTTGCTGTGCTCCTTTGCGGCCCAGTTCCCACCTACCGCGCCCTCTGAGCCGCTGCCACCCGTGGATATACGACCGGCTCTTGAATCGGTGTCTGTCGAAACTGGCGACGCCGAAACCCTGCCCAGTGCCGAAGCCCGGATGCAGATCTCTATCGCCATGCTGGAGCGCCATGTTCCCGGATGGCAGTCCGCCGTCCTTCCGTTTCGACCGGTTCTGATTCAGAGTGACGAACAGAAGACCGGCCAATGGAAAGACGAATTCTTTGGCTATCTATTGCCCGATGGCGCCGCAGCCAGTGGATTCAACGACGCCAGTATCAGTTGCATCGCGCGTGACCCCAAACTCAAGGTGCGCGAACCGGCGGCCCTGGTAGATGGACGCTTTGCCCCTCTCGACCTGCATCTTGATGATGATGGGGGAGATATCTACGGCTGCCAGTGCGCGCAGAAGCTGCTCGGGCTGGAACTCGGGCCGGAAGTCGTGACGACATTCAACGGCAACGGCGATCCTTTTCGTTATCTACAGCCTGGACATTACCCGCTGCAAAGTTCTTCAGGCGTGGATTATTTCACCGCAACTGAGGTTCCGTCTCAAGGCGGATTTCGACTCCCTCCTCCTTTTGGAGAGGATATCGAAAAGTGGATAAAACGGCTGGAAGGTTTCGACCACGCCGTATGCTTTCACGATGTCGCCGAAGGCCCAGACAACGGAAGCGATGACCTCGGAAGCAGCCGGATGAGAGGAGCTTTTATTTACGGCCACGTTGAGATGCTCTTTGCAGCGCGCGACGCCATTTACGAGCTGCACTCATCGACTGCCGGCGCAAATATGGGAGATAGCCTCAACGTATGGCCACTGCTGTCCCGGATGAGCGCGCAAGGTCTGTTAGAAAGCGCTTTCACTCGCGTGCAAGTATGGGGTGTGGCGTCCGAAGCCGACGCGCAATTTGTTCCTTCGCTGTTTGTCGGTTCCTACAAACCCCGCAACGACCTTTCTTCTCTCGACCCACTTTCCGAAGTCCAGTCGTGGCCGCGCACCTTTCTGCTTCGCCAAGAGTTCATCGGGCGCTCGACCGCGCTACAGGATTACGCTGACGCCCTGGCCTTTTCGATCTGGAGTGAGTTCGGAGGACGTGCTCCTGAGCGCTGGGAGTTCACGCTCGAAGATCAAATTCTGCCGGCGCGCTGGGGCGAAAAGCTGCTCTTCGCCGACAAAGAGTTGCGCGTGGTTCACGTTCGAAAGTCTTGGACATTCGGCGTGGGATCGAAGCGTTCAACATCGATCACCGCGCGATCACTATCCGCGCGAGGTCTGTAGCCGGGAGAGCCGCTAAAAACTCAGATTGCCGTGCGCGATTTTCAGGTGTCTCGCCGTGACACAATGAATGGGACAATTTTTCAGAATGTGAACCAGGTTCACATTTTCGTTCACATTTCCCATGGATTTACGTCACAGCCAAAACGCGGTCGTGGCGCGGGCCGTCTCCCAGGCGGCGACCGCCAATCACACCCGCTCCCGCGTCTCCAGCGCTGCTTCACATAGCGGAGCCATCAACACCCTGCGAAACCCTGATTCCATCGTTGAAGAGGAACTGGGTGCGCCTGCCGAAGCCTTGCGCTGTGGCGTGCAGGCGATTGAAGACGCGGTGCTCGGGCCGTGAGGCCCTGTCATCCAGGAGTTCCCCATGACGCTCAGAGATTACTATCTGTGGGAAGCAGAAGGACGCCCGCTTCCGCAGGCCAACTATCCCCACTGGGTCTGCCTCGATTGCGCTCTGGCCGCCGGTGGACGTGCGCCGACGCTGGCGACATTTCACAACGATCAGTGCGACGTTTGCAAACAGGAAAAAGCAGTTTCACAGCCGCGCGATTTCGGCTACCCGCAATTTGAAATTTCGGCTGAATGCTCGGTCGAAGAATCCAAACTTTCTCCTACAACACCATGAGCTACGGCATAAAAACAAATTACCTTCTGTCCACGCCTGTCTCCCCTGTGGACCTGAACCGACGTGGCGATGTGCTGCAGGCGCAGCTGCCCGGTGCTTTGCGTGCGGCCGGCGGCCGTCCGGGCGTCTTGCCTCCTGTCGATTACGACTTCTCTGCAGCTCCGCCGATTCTGGACCTGACCGTTGATGACGACACAGTGACCGCCGGCGCTGCACTCATCAACAGCGAAACAGCCGGCGCATTCATCTTCGTGTCCGTGCCTGAACCGGGTTTGCTTATCCCTGATCGCGGCGATGGATTGTATCTGCATCTCGCATTGCGCCTGGTGGCCGATGGCTCGATCGGCGGTCCTAGCGATACCAAGGGAACGGATTCCAGGCGCGGAGCCGTGCCCGTTCTGCTGATTTCAGAGGATGCGGACGAAACCGACGCTCTGCTTCTGGCTGCGTGGAACGACGTGGACGAAAAGTGGGATGATGCGCGCGAGTTCGTCTCCGTTGCGGCTCTCGCTCTTGCCCTGACGCAGATTCAAAGCGACCTCGGATATGACGAAGACCAACGCGCCAAAGGCACTGTGGCCGCGCGGCTCGACGGTCTAGAAGACACAGGTACTGAACCGGGCGGAGACGATGTGAGCCTCCAGATTCAGGTCAATGCCCTGAAACTCACAGTGAATGACCTACTCAGGCGCGTCGGCATTCTTGAAGCGGCGTCTGGAGAAGGGGCTGAATTATTTCCCCAACCGTTCGACACCCTCTCCGACAACTTGATGCTTGTCGCAGCAACCACCTTCGAGCTAAGCCCGCACGGCGTCGAGCGCCCACAAATGGCGATCGTGGGTCAGAATTTTGGCCATGCACAGAACAGCACTCCAGACTTTACGCCCGATACGGGCGACGTTCGTGAGCTGCCGTTTGACCCTGCGACGGGATTGTTCGGCACCTAATCAACAGCGGTCGAATTCGACCGGACTCTTTTCCCATGGCAAAACCCGTCATTCCCTTCACTCCGCATCTTCGCTTTGACACCACGCTCGATCTTTTCGTGCGCGAGAGCTTCACGCGCTTCGATCGTGTTTACGCGGGTGTGCAGTGGACTTCATGGCAATCTGACGAGCGAATGTGGTCCGAGGAGTACGGAAAATTCAGAGGACCGATCAGCAGTCGCGCTGTGCCTGACAATCTCACGATAGCAGGTGCCACGCTCGAAACCGACGCCGCAGGGGACCCTGTGTTGCGCGTCGCCTCGGGCGCAAACATCACAGCCAGTTGCGGCATCATTTACAACAACTATCAGATATCGAACACGATTGAATTCCGTCTTTACAATGCCTCGACAGGTGCGCTGGCAGCGACGGGAGCTGCACTGGGAATTCGCGCAGATGGTTCGTATGCGCTTTGGGCACGCGTTGAGAACATCGCTCAGCGAGCCGTCACTCCAGCCGAATATGAGACGCTCACCGGCGTCGCAGTCGCGCCGCAGTTCTACTACTACGAAACCGTGGGCCCCATCGAGCAGCGATTCTTCTGGGACTGGCGACGCAACATCGGACGGCTGCCGACCGATACAACAAATCCGATGTATGTCGAACGCGAGTTGCTTCTCGCTCGCAATGAGCAGCTCGACGATCCGCACCTTGCCGACTTTCTAGTTTCTGGGGCTGAGCAGAGCGGGGAGTGGAGCGGCATCAAGGTCGTCATCGGAGCGGGAGACTGGGAATGTGCCGACGGCGTTGCCCCGTCTCCGGGCTGCCCGATGTACAGCAAGGCTCGCGGTGATGCCGAGCTTCTCATCACGGCAGTCAATGAACCGGCGGCGCGTGTGGCCTTTGACCCGTTGGCCCGCGCTGTCACCGCTTCGTGTGTGACGCGCAAAATTATTCGCAATCGAGCCGGCGAAATCGACATTCCTGCCGGTTCGCAAATCATCGCCGGTTTACGAGCGAGTCGCAGCGGCCCGCAGGCAGGCGTCTGGATTCTTCACGAGGATGGAACAGCGCGACTCCTGGGAACAAATGAAGCGTTCTCGACCGGCGCGTGCGAATGTGGCAAAGCGGCGCACCACGCCTCGGATGTGGCACAGGGGCCAGATGGCCGGCTGTATTTGCTCAACGAATGTGGCCTCCACGTTTACGACCCAGACGCATCTTCCATTGGCGAAGCGCTTCCTGGTGAGCCACGCGCGACAAGCGGCCATCCCGGCGGCCAGTGTCTTCGCTGGGTTGGAAATGACCGGCTGTTTTTCACCGAACTACTTTCCTCAGAAACCGATTCAACCGATCCCTACTATTACAATCGCCTGGTGCGCCGCGTTGGTGGGCGTGACATCGTGGGTCCGGGGAGCGTGTGGCATGGCCCCAACTGCGCCGAGGTTTATCAGGGACGTTTGTTCTCGATCCGTCAAAAGTTGCCCTTTATCAATCCGAAGTCAAAGCAGACGCTCGACTGGTTGCAGAACGGTCGCTGGAGCGGCAACAACCGCCTCGCGCGGCTCGCTTCGACAACGCGCTGGCAACGACTCAGGAAGCGCGGCAAATATCTTTTCGTGTTCGGCTTCGCGCCGGGCTTAGATGATTCGCCCGATGTGCCGATCTGCGCCAACAGCGACGGCAAGTTCTTCCGCGACGTGGCGTTTCCATTTTTCGTGCGACGCGCGACAACGTGCGCCCTCGATGATGGGAGTGAGACGTTGCTCGTCACGGCGCGCAGCCAGTCCGAGGGCATCGGGCGAGCGCTGCGTGTCGTTGAACTCCCGCCGCCGTCCGGCGGAGGTGGGAAAGGCGGCGGCGCGGAAGTCTGCACCTTTTGGAATGCCGTTGCGCGTGCGTTTCGCATGACACGCGCTTCGTGGGTTGATGCCGGTGGCAACGTCGCAAAGCTCCCGCCGTTTCTCGCGTGGAAAGCGCGCGCAGGAACCAACGGCGGCGGCGTGTGGCGCGCGGCAACGGTACAGCCGGTTTCGGGCGTGTGGCTCGAATTGCAGACGACAGAAACCCTCGTCAGCTATGCGCTGCCTGTTGGCCAGACGCTGCCCTTCGATCCCGAAGTCTGGAATCGCATCTGTTTCACCGTTCATGACGATGGCGGGCCGGGAGACGGACCGTGGATCATCAAGCCGAAATGCGACCATGCCGGATGCTCGATTATCGTGATGCCTCCGGGCACGGGCTTTCGACACATCCGGCTTGACGTTTCGGATGACGCGGCACCGCTTTCCTCGTATCTCGTGACCGATAAAAACGCCGACCGGCGATTGCGCGAGTTGCGCGATATTTACCCGATGTTGTGGGCGCGCCGCGACAGCGCGGCGGCTTTCAATGACCTCACAACCTACACCGAGCTTGTTAGTTTTGGCGAGATGATCGTGCCCGATGGCGACAGCGAAAGTACGGTCGATGTCGTTGTGCTCGTGCCGCCTGAAGCACAGCCGACTGAACTTCATGCGCTGCAGCGCCGCAGCTAAATCGATCGGACTTAACGAGGAAAAATAGTGGCTATTATTACAGTTGCAGATTCAGGTACACCGGCGGTCAATACAACATATAACCCTGATGCAGCCGCAATCGCGGCGGCACAGTTAGAGACAGCGCTTTACATCGCGGGAAACGGCGCGAACTTTTTCATCCGTGAAAGTGGCCTCGGCGGAAGTTTCGTCTGGGTCATCGCCAGTGGTTCCAACACTTTTAACACGGCGGAATACCAGCAAAGTTTCGATACAGGTTATGCAAGCATCGCTGCTGCGATCGCCGCTGGCCCTGCGGCTAAATCCTTCGATGGAAGCGGAAATGTGTTTGCCACCCTGCCATACCCGACGGTCACCAGTGACGCTGCTGCTGCTCCTGGAATCACTTCATTTACTCCGTCGAGTGGTGTTGAGGGTAGTGAAGTTGTTCTTACGGGTTCTGGTTTCACAGGCGCACTGCAAGTCTGTTTTCGAGGCGTAAATAATCCGGCATCGAGCTTTACGGTCGATTCGAACACTCAGATAACAGCCGTCGTTCCTCCACTTTTTTACTCGATTCCGACAAACGAGATTTCGGTCCAGTTGGCCGATGCAACATGGGTGGAAAGCGCCGATTCGTTTACAACCGAGCCGGGTGGGATTTCTGCAATCGCACCGCCGTCTGATATCGAAATCTGTGAGGGAGTTTCTGGAAACCGTTTTACATGGGAGCCTCTTGATCCGCCCGCCCGCTACGTCGTATTTGGCGGGGAGACCTCTGACGGGCCGTGGTATCCATACAATGATATCAACCCCCTTTTTGAAGATGATATTTTTTCGGTTCCGCATTATCCAAACCCGTACTATCGTATCGCCCGCATGGATGATGACGATGTACTCGGCTTAACAAGCGCCGTCATTGCCCGCGCGGGGGCACCGGCCTGTGGTGGAGGAGATGATGGCGGGGGAGAAGTCGTCTGCCCTCTCGGTTCTCACAATAATGGTGAAGGCGTGTGTATCCCCGACGACAGCCTGGAGCCTTGTGCAGACGGCTATCACCTGGAAAATGGAGTCTGTGTTCCCGATGAAGGCAGCGCAGTGCCTTCCGCGCCGGGCGAAATGCGTTTTGTCAGTCGCAACGCATCGGGCACGCAGGCGACAGTGCGGATGCCCGCGCTTCCAACGGGAGCGACCTCGCTCAGAATCAAGGCGAAGTTACACGGTGCAGCAACCTACTCGAACACCAACGTCAGCGGAATTCTGGGCGGCGTCAATGCGACCGTTACGGGTCTGAGTGTTCCCGCTGATTACGACCTTGTGGCTGTTGCAGTCAACGACGTGGGTGATTCGCTCGATGGCCCGCCTTTGTGGGTTACGACGCTTGAAACCACGGGAGGTGGGGGCGGCGGTGGAGGCGAGGAAATCACAGCGCCGACCGCTCCCGCCGCGCCGCTGGTCACAAAGAACTGCGCCGGTTCAACGCTGGTTGT